GCGGCTGATGCAGCGCCAGCACCGCCCGCAGCGCGTCGAAGGCCAGCGGAACGAGGCTTTCCCGGCCGTACTGGCCCCGGCCGTACAGGTCCATCGTCTCGGCGGCATACGCATCGACTACCTCACGTGCGTCCATCGCTGTCCTCCGCCCAGCACGCAGGGTCACGGGAGCCGTCCGCGAGGTAGCCGATGATCTCGAACCCGGCGCGGCCGTCCCGCAACCCCGACTCCCATTGGGATGCCTTGAGTTCGCGCACCAGCGGCGCGAGCGCGTCCACGACGTGGTGCGCTTGGTTGAAGTTGTCGCACCGCTGGTGGACGGCGGCCAAGGCGGGGCAGCCGTGCGGCAACTCTTTGCCGTCCACCACGTGAACGGTGCAACCCCACGTGCACTCGTAGGTGTAGGTGAACGCCGCACCGGGCCTCTCACTCATAGCTGTCCATCTCCTGATCGACCATGCGGTCGTGATATCGGTCCGGGTCTTCGCCCTCGTGCTGGATCACGACGGGTCGCCGAACGTCTCGTTGAGATGTGCGGCGACACTCTTCGCGATCCGCTCGCGTATCTCCTCGCCGTCGGCGTCCCACGCCTCATCGACCAAGATGATCACCTCCGCGCCCTCCTGCCCCGAGCTGCCGACGACGTACCAACCCGCCGGGATGTACTCGGACGGCTCGTCCGGGTACGGCGTGCCAGGCAGGACCTGCTGCGCCCGGAACACGGTGTCCTCGGCGAGTGAGATCGGCCCCGTCACGACGCACCCTCAGCGGTCGCAGCCTCATCAGCCGCGTCCTGCTCAGCCTCGTACTGGGCTGTCTGCGCCTGCTCGTCCTGGTCCAGCGCGTCGATCACCCAGCTGGCCTCGGCCTTCGTCAGCTCCTTGCGGGAGCCGACGGTGCGGCCGATGATGTTGGCGACGAGCCCGAGTGCCGTGTCCCTGTCGGTGATGCCGTGCGCACGCATCAGCACACCGAGCTTCTTCTGTTGTGCGGCCGTGATCTCCTCCGGCGCGGCTTCGTCCTGTTCGGTCGCCTCACCGCTGGGCTCGTCGTAGCCGTCCTCTCCCGGCAGTGGTGGCCCGGCAGGCGTGGGCTGCTGTTCTGCGGGCGCTGGCTGCGGCTCAGGCGCGGCAGCGGGCACGTCAGAGGCTAGGGTGCTGCGCTTGCGCTGCGCGGTACGACGCTGCGGCTGCTCGGTCGTCTCGGCGGGCTGTGCTCGTTCGCCATCTTCCAACTCGTCGACCGACGCGAGGCCAGCGACCACGTCGGAGAACTTTCGTCGGCACAGTCGCGTGGTGGCACGCGCAACCAGCTTGTCCTCCGGGTAGCCACCCAGATCGATCTTGGCCTTGTGCGCCTGCTGCGAGGTGAACGACACCGTCGTCCACTCCTGCTCGCCGCGCCGCTTGCCCTTGACGACGCAGCGCGTGTCGGTGGTCTCCACGTATTCGATGAGGTGCCCGGCGGCGAGCACCTGCGCGCGCATCAGTTCGGCCGACAGGCCGGGCTTGCCCTTGATGACGTGGATGCCACGCAGCGCGGTCATCGGTTCCAGGCCCATCTCGCGGCCGGTGAGGATCGCGGCGGCGACGGCGGCCGGTCGGCCTCGCATCGCGTCGGGCACGAACTCGGTCTCGGCGATGTACTCGGACAGCCGGGCGATGTCACCCATGGCGTGCACCCATGAGTCGAGTTCGGACTTGGAACGTTGCGGCGCGATCTCGGTGCGCGACTGGTACGGGGTGAGTTCGGCGGTCATACTGCTTCCTCCTGGGTGATCTCAAGTCGTCGTCTCGGCGTGCTGGTCGGCGGGTCGAGTGGCGCGCCGACGAGGTCGCGGGAACCCTTGGCGGCCTTGGCCACCTGCGCGATGTACTGGAACTCGCGGAACTGCTGATGCCCCGCAGTGACGGGGATGAGATCAGCACCGTCGGCGCGGACGTGGATGGCGGCGCAGCCGTCGACCTCAGGCATCGGTTGCTCGCCGTCGCCGCCGCATTTGAATTCGGCATGACGGTAGGCACTGAGCTGCCACGCCGTCTCACCGAAGATGCCCGAGCGGCTGGTTTTGATGTCGCACAGCAGGCGACCGTGCCCGGGTATGTCGGCGATGAGGTCCGCCGTGCCGCAGTAGCCGACCGCATAGTTGACGACGGTGAACTCGGTCATCACGGCGACGACACCGAACGAGTCGATCAGGTGCACATACGACTCGACGTGCCCCGCCAGCTCGTCGGGGATCTCGACCTCTTCCCCGTTGACGAGCTTCTCGGCGAGCGCGTGCACGCGGGTGCCCTGCCTGGCCGCCCGGTCCCGGTCCTCATACCGTGCGCCCTTGAGCGTCTTCATCCGCTGCGACGGGGACAGGTCGGCGAGGTCGTCCCACCGGTCGACGGCATACTCGGCCGTCGTGTTCGCAGCCCAGTTGATGAGCGCAGGTTTGGGTACGCCGTCACCGAGGATGGTGGTCACGCCAGGCACGCGCTGCCCCGCTGCGTCTTTGTAGTGGTGCCCTTTCGCCGTCTCAATGCGGCGTATCGGGGCCTGGTAGACGGTCACTCGTTCTCCCCTTGTATGCGTTCCTCGAGGTCCAGCCGCATGTCGTCGGCCAGCGCCTGCCGATCGGCCCGCGACATCTGGCAGCGGCACCACACCCGGCCGCGCCACGCATACACGGGCAGGGCGTGGTGGGCGCAGGTGAGCAGCAGGCAGGTCCACGGCAGGGTGGTCACGCGGGTCATCACTGCCCACCCCTAGTAGGCCAGCCAGACACGAACGACCCGGGGATGTCGCACTCGGCCAGCCTGTGCGCGTCGTACTCGCCGTAGGCGACAAGCACGGACGGCGCACCTGCGTTCGCCTTCGCCCGTCGCCCGTCGCCATAGTGGAAGTGGATCCGCCCATGCAGGAACAGGAGAGCGTCAGCTCTTGACCAGATGTGCCTTACGAACCAGGCGGTCTCAGTGCGAGCAAATACCAGGGCGGTTCCAGTCCCATGGCTAGCGAGGCGGCCTATCCAGCGCACTGCCTCTCGGGAATATGGCGGGTTCAACCACACACGCCCCGCCCACTCCTGCGCTAGCCCGCAGTCTGGCCTGGCGATCATATGCGCAGCCGTCTCCCACGGCCGAGGCTCAGGTGCAGCGCACGGGTCGAGATCGAATGGGCCTAGAGCGCTGATGATTTCGGGCGGCGTCAGCCACGTATCGGAGATCATTTGGGCTGACTGGTGTCCTCCGATAGCAATCATTGCCCACCCCCAGTGGTTACGCGGGTCATGCGGTGGCCTCCCCAACAGGACAGCGCGGCCCGGGACACGCCCCAAGGTGCCCGGGTGTGCCGCAGCCGACCACGCCGAGCCGCAACCCCAGCGCGTCGGCATACCGCAGCCAGCTGTACACCGGCACCGCCGTGTGGCCCGCTTCGATCGCGCGACAGTCAGCAACGGGCATCCCGGCACGTTGGGCAGCGGTGATCAGGCTGACGCCGTGGGCTTCGCGGTACGCCTTCAGCTCGCGGCCGTGGTCCTTGACCCGCGCGGTGATGGTGGCGTAGGAGGTGATCGCGGTCATGACGCGCGCCAGGCTTTAATCTTGGGGTCAGTGTCGACCGTGACCGATTGGTTGACGCTCGGCGGCTGCACCGGCATCGATCGGCTCAGCTTCCACTGCGCCTCGGCGTGCAGCCACGACAGCAGCGCCACCTGCCCGCGAAGCTGGTCGTTGTCCTTGGCGACCCCGATGGCCTCACGCGCCGTGTCGCGCCGGATCTTGTCGGCCTGGTCTGCTTCCTGCTGCCAGTGCGCAGCCCACGCGCGGGCGGAGTCGAGTTGGCGGGGAAGCTTGCCGATCTCCGGCCAGCGCGCCATGATCATCGCGGCGTCGATGCGGTGGTGCGCGTCTTCCTCGCACCACTGACACTCGCGCACCAGGTACTCCGTCAGCGCCTCTACCTCGTCGCTCATGTGTGGTCCCCTCGGTATGCGGCCAGCACTGCCGCCTCGGCGGCGGACTGGAGGTGGCGGCCAGTGAAGTCCTCGTGTGCCCGCTCGCACGCCTGGGCCGTTGCCGTGGCGTAATCCCCAGGCGTCTTCGGCAGGATGTAGCTGCGGGCGACGCACCTGGATCCGATGCGCTGCTTGCGGCGGATCTCGACCAGCGGCCCAGCGGAGTTGCTGCGCACGCGGTAGAAGTACCCGGACGGGAGCTTCGGCGCTCCAACGATGGGCTCCCGATCAGTCATGCTGCTCTCCTCCTGGCCAGCCCATGGCGCGCAACTCGGCGCACGCACGGGCGGTGATGTCTGTCAGTTCGGTGGCGGTGCGCGCCGCGAACCGTCGGGACTCCTCGATGGCGTCGGCCATCTCGGACGCCTCCCCGTCCCTGACGGCGAGCAACGCCCGTGCCTCGTCGCGCTCTCGGGTCCGTTGGTCCAGCGCTGCCCCCAGCTCGGCGATGCGGCGCTGCGCCTGGTGTGTCACGCGGTTGCTGTGCTCGCGTGCGGTTCGCAGCGCGCTCCGCATCTGCACGACGTTGTCCACACTCACGCCGTCGCCTCCCGCTGCCAGCGGCCCCAGTCGAACATCACGAACTCCGCGCCGATCGGCACAACATGGGTGGTGGCTTCCACCAGCTCCTGCACAGCGCTCGAATCGAACGCGAGCATGCAGTGACCGGTGGGCGTGGTGAGGCTGAGGATCATGGAGTTGGTCTCCTGGTCCACCTCGGCCAGCACGTCGCCGTACACCTCGTCGCCGCCCCTGCCCGTGGCGAGTGCGTCCCGCAGCAGATCGCGCCCGATCACCCATGTCACTGGGCCGTGCACGCTGTAGACCTGCATCACCAGCACCATCGGCTCCTGGGAGCTGTACAGCCACCGCGCTTTGATGACGGAGAGTCCGAGCATGCCGTCGAGGACGCGATCCAGTTGGATGCTCACGTCGTCGCCCCTCCCTCGAACATGCGGTGCACCACTTCGGCATCCCGCTCCATCTCGTCCGCCTCTTGCGTCACGTGCCGCGCCTCGTCCTCGATGTGCGCCTCCCGCAGCAGTGCGGGCACGGTGGCGTCCCGGCGGTGGCGGTCCCGGATCCGGCCGACGGCCTCCATCGCGCGCTTCGCGCCGTCGCGCATCTCCCGTGTCCCGGCCAGCAGCTCCATCAGGTCGGAGCCGTCGTCGAGCGACCAGGCCATCACTCGGCCCTCCGTGTCGCGACGTCCTCGCCGTCAGCGATGAGCCGCAGCATCTCCTCGCGGGCAGCAGCCCGGCGCTCCTCCTGGCCGGGTGCGGGCCGTGGGCCGCGCTTATTGCCGCCGTGTTCGTTGATCATCACGCACCGCCCCACGTCGGTAGGGCAGCGGCGGTCACCGCGAGCAGGACCACCAGCAGCCCGGCGAGGGCGACCAGCACCCACGTCGCCACGCGATACTGGGGCGGCAGCAGCAGCACGCCCTCACGGTCGAGGATGTCCCGCACGGGGACGTGACGCTGGTGCTCCGCGCCCAGGGGTTGCTCGGCCAGCAGCAGCTCCGGGCGGTAGTACAGCCGCACTGCCGGGGGCCAGCCGTTCGCCTCGTCTAAGCGGACGGTCTCCCGTGTGACGGTCACGACGCACCGCCGAACAGGATCTCCGTGGTGATCGCGATCGGCCCCTCGATCAGGCGGATGATGATCTCGACGGCGAGGTCGTGGATGAGGTCGATCACGATGCATCCTCCAGCTGCGGCGGGATCTCGATCTCGCCATCGGTGAACCGGGAAGCGTGGTGCCAGAGGTCGGCGAGGGTGTTGTTCGCCTCGAACAGGGCGTTCGCCTGCTTGAGCGTCAGCCCGAGCAGTCTCCTGGCCGCGTAGGGGACCGAATGTGAGACTGTGCTGCCAGGGATCTGCACCTCATAGGCAGTCGCGCTGACAACCCGCGCACCACTGAGCAGGCACGCATGCCCTGCCATGCATCCCCTGGTCCCACAGTCGGACAGCCACCTCCCCTGGTCCCACTCCTCAGGGTGGGCGGTGACGTGCTCCAGTGTTTTCCGGAGCAATGCAACGTTGATCACGACGCCTCCTCCTCGGCCGCCTCACGGCACAGCTGCGTGCACCCGGCAATCACCTGCTGCTCGGCGTCATGCAGATCCCACTCGGCCTCGTAGACGTCGTCCGTGATGGGGCCGAAGATCAGCACCGTGAGGGCGTCCAGCACGCGCTCGATCACCCGTCGCAGCATGGCTCCTCCTCGTCGTCGAGGTGGTACAGCGAGTCGTCGGCCAGCGTTGCCAACCAGTAAAGGAACGCCTTCATCGCGCACCCCCTAGAATGTGCTCGACCGCGGCCGGGGCGAGGGTGACCAGGAGTCCCGACCAGCTCGGGTAATGCTCGACGATCGGCAGCGTGTGAAAGATGTTTTCCAGCGGGCCGACGATGATCATCCGCTTTCCGAGGGCAGCCGCGAGACCAAACTCGACGTGCCGACCGCCTTTGCCGCCGCCCCCCTCTGAGGTGAACGAGATGACTGTGTCCGCAGCCTCCAGGTCTTCGACGTCTGCTCGCGCGAACAGCGCGCAACCCTCGGGGTCAGCGGCGAGCGCTTCCGGGGTGAACGACTTCTCCAGCTCGCCGCCGTGCTGGTCTATCCAGCGTGACGTGACCTCATGTCCGTATGCGGTGAGTACATCGCGCACGCCGCGCATCTCGTCGTTCCGGCTGTACCGGGCAGCCAGGTAGATCTTCATCGACGCTTCTCCTTGCCACCTCGTCGGATCGCCTCGGCCAGCGCCTCCGGGCTCGGGCCGTGGCGCTTGAGCGCCTTCTCGACCTCGCGGTCACTGCGCTTGACGTCGCGCTTCTCAGCCATGGCGCACCTCGCTGTAGCTGTAGGTCCTGTTGGCCGCGATCTGCGCGGCGGCGAGCGCGAGAGTGGCGTGGACCTGGGCCTGCTGCTGCGCCCAGCGGGACTGCGCAAGGTAGCTCTGCTCCTGGGCGCTGCCGACATCGGCGGCGGCATAGTCGCGGATCGAGCTCTTCGCTGCTTCGATGCACGCCTCCGCCTCGCGGAAATGCTCCGATGCGTTCATCACCGCACCCCCAAGTTGATCCGGTGGGTCGCGTCGGCAGCCTCCGCCAGCTCGGACACCGCGTCGGCGATGACCACGGCCGCCCGGCTGCGCACCAGGTGCACGGCGTCCGCTTCCGTCAGGTCCAGCTCGGCGGCCAGGAGGTTCACCGACCACCAGTCGTACGGCCGATCGGCAGCGTCAGCCACGCCGACCTTCTCCGCGATCGTCATCGCCGTGACCGCGGCGTCGCGGGACAGAATCCGGGACGGTAGCCACGACACCGACCAGCGCGCGTAGCTGCGCGACGGGCGCTCCGCGTGGTGCACCGTGTCCGGGGACGTGATCGACGTGTCCGTGATGTGGAGGGTCATGTCGCACCGCCCTCGATGCGCGCCTTAACGGTCGCGATGCCGAGCTCGGTCTCCAGCCTCTCCGCCGCCGCCAGCGTCATGTACAAACTCATCAGCGGGTAGAACCCGAGGTCGCCGCTGATGAGCACCTTCCCCTCAACGGCGCGCGCCGACACCTCCAGCTCGCCATGGCTAACATGCAGGTGCGCGAACTGTGTCGTGTCCTTGGTACTCTGTTGATCAGTCACCGGGACTCCTTCCAAGTTGAACCGGTGGTGGCGGGTTCGGTGTCTGGGCACCGGGCCCGTTTCTTCGTGGTGACCCGGTAACCGCGCTTGGTTGCGTCCTCGCGCGGTTACCAGGGGCTAGGTCCCGGCCGTGGCAGCCCAAAGAAGCGAGTGCTCTGTGGCACGGCCGGGGGGTCTCATGGGGTTCGTGCCTTCTTGGGCCGTTCGCCGGCCAGCCAGGCGTCGAGCCATTCGGGCTTGTAGCGACGCTTGCATCCTGCGGCGCGCTGCGAGGACCGAACCTCACCCTTGCGTGCCGCTTCGAGCAGCGTCTCCGGGTGGCAGCTGGCGTACGTCGCCGCCTGCGAGGTCGAGAGGTAGTCGGTCATGCCGCACCCCTCACTTGCGCGGCGGCTTCGTCGGCTTCGGCGGCGGGTGCGGTCGTTCGGGCTCGGGATGCCGCGTCGGCCCCTTTCGCTCCCACGCGGGATCTTTCGCCATCTGTCACCTCGCTCAGCTCGACACCTAGTGCGTTGGCGATCAGTTGCAGCGTCTCGACGGCGGGCGTGTTGTAGCCCCGCTCGATGCCGTAGAGGTGCTGGTAGGAGATTCCGACCCGGTCGGCGAGGGCACTGCGCTTGAGGCCCTGCCTCGTACGCGTCGCCTCAAGCCGGGGATGGGGCGGATATTTCGCCTTACTCATGGACGTCACTTTATGTCTCTTCCCATCTCTTTGCAAGGCTGGGGGTTGCGTCTCTTTGAGTGAAGAGATATAAAGAGACACGAAGAGAGGAAGGCACCCATGAGATATCGGCCGAGAAGATCAACGAGGGGGCCGTGCTCACGCGTGGACATCCGACGCCCGATGCGTCAAGATGTGCACGTGAAGGAAAGAGATGTGAAGAGACTTGCCGACGCCGTGACCGACCGGCGTGGCGAGCTGGGACTGACGCAGGAAGAGTTCGCCGATCAATGCGGCGTCAGCCTGCCGACGATCCAGCGCATCGAAGCTAGGAGGATCACGCCGCGTGCGACGACACTCGCCGGGCTTGACCGAGGCGCGCGGTGGAAGCAGGGCAGCGCGCGCGCCACACTCGCCGGCGGTAGGCCGACACCCATCGGCGGACCCAGGCCACTCGCGGACCTGACCCGTCAGGAGGCGATGGACCGCGCCGCCGAGGTTGCTCGCGCCGAAGGAGACGAGGCGGGCACAGACTTTATGCTCAAGTGGGCGCACGAGGTGATCAAGGCACGAGAGGCCGAAGATCGCGACCAGTCGGTGACACCGGGTGACCCGGAGATCTCCAGGTCATAACGACATTCGGCCAACTGGTCCCTACTCTGGAGTAGACAGACAAACGGCGTGAACTCGATCATCTGGACACCATAGAGTGAGGAGTGCAAATGGCCCAACCAATCGGGGGAAACGCTCTAATGCTCCGCACCCATCTGCCCTACGCCTATGCCTTCCTCGCCGGCACATGCCTCGCCGTCATGACGTCGGTCCTCATTCAGGTACCCGAGCTGATGAACCCGTTCAACGTTCGGATGCTGCTGATCTGCGCGGCGATCGTCGCCTCCACGCTCACCGCGTGCCGCTGGATCAGCGCCCAGTTCCGTGACCTCAGGGCGGAGATCCGCCACGCATCGATCGCCGACCAGGCGGAGGACATGCTGAGGGGACCGCATGGCATGGGCTGAGCCAGTCGCCGGGGGGTTCCGGGGTCGCTACCGCGACGCCAGCGGGCGGCAACAAACGGTGCTCGACGGCGGGCTGCCGTTCGGCCGCAAGCGCGACGCGCGCGAAGCCGCGACCGAGGAAGAGGTCAAGGCGCGCCGCCGCGCCAAAACCAAGTCGCGCACGTCCGCGAAGCTGACATGGGGCGAGTGGTGGGATCGGATCGCGCCCGACAGGGAGACCGGGTGGAGCGACACGGCCCGCACGGAGCAGGGCTACGTCGACGTGCACATCCGGCCCCACTGGGACAGCGTGCCCCTGAATCAGATCGAATCTGCCGACGTTCGCAAGTGGGTGCGGAAGCTGATCAAGACGCGAACGAAGAAGGGCAGCACGCTCGCGCCCACCACGGTCAGGCGGATCTTCGGAGTGTTCTCCATGTCGATCCACGCGGCGATCGACGAGGAGATCCTGGAGTCCTCGCCGCTGGTGAAACCGGGCCTGCCGGAGGTGCCGAAGCAGCCGAAGCAGTACACCACCCACGCCTCGCTCAAGCCCTACCTGACGGAGCTGCGTCCCGACTATGCCCGCGCGGTGGAGTTCCTGTTGGAGACCGGGCTGCGCCCATCCGAACTCGGCGGGCTGCATCACACGGAGGTCGAGGACGGGTGGTTGATCGTGTGGCATGTGCTGGTCGACCGCACCGGCAAGATCAGGCCGTGGCCGAAGAACAAGCGGGTCCGCAAGGTGCCGCTGACGGAGCGCGCGATGGAGATCGTCGCGGCGGCCATCGACGGCAGGGACATGACGCTCGGCTGCGGGCTGGAGCACACCGACGGCAGGACGTGCCGGAGTGAGCTGGTGTTCCGCACCGACAGGGAGCGACCGGTGTGGCCGCACAACCTGCGGCAGCGGCTGGCGTACGTCGCCGAGTCGAAGGGTCTGGAGTACCGCGCGCCCTATGCCGCCCGTCGAGGCTTCATCACGTGGGCGGCTCCGGGCGTCGACGAACTCGCCTTGCAGAAGATCGCCGGACATTCGTCGCGTGATCAAACTGCGGGGTACCATCAGTTGACACCTGAAGAGCGGGAGCGGCTGCGGTCGACTCGGGGCAAGATCACTGCCCCTGGGGCAGACTCTGGGGCACACCTCGACCAAGAGCGACTGGACGAGGCTGGCGTAGACCCCCCAAAGACTGGACGTTGACCAGGGGAAACACTGGCTAACGCTGGACCGGGCTGGAATTCACGGGTATTCACAGAACCCCAGGTCAGGCCGTAGTGTGCACTATTACCAGGTGCAAGCCATTGTGCTTCTGACCTGCGGATCTGTCCATGATCACGGGGCAAATCCGGGGCAGAACTCCTCGTTGATCTACACGGGGATGGCCGTTTATGGCAGTCGATCATCGCCCGTAGTAACCTCCCCTCCCATGAGCCGCGAAGCGACCGAGACCCCAGGCAGGGCCCGCTGCATCCACTGCGGCAGGGATGTCACCACCCGTGGCGGCGTGCTCCTCGCCCACGGGCGTCCGCTGGAGCGACCAGACCGCAGCGGCGAGCCTCAGGTGGAGCCCTGCCCAGGCTCGCGCACGGTGGCCGATCGCGACATGTGACTCCGGGCTGGCCGGGTGCGCGACTCCACATCCCCCCGGCCGCCCGGTTCCCCTGGGCACACGAAAACGCCCCGCCCTTCCCGGGGTGGGGAAGGACGGGGCTGCATGTTGCGAGGCGGAACCCGATAGGGGCCAGGCTCCGGCAGGGAGACTACGCGGCGGGCAGTGTGCGGGACAGGGGCCAGCTACACCACAGTGATGCTGGACTCCGTGAGCGTGCCGCCCGCGTGGGCATAGACGGTGTACCGGCCGGGCCGCAGGTTGGGGCAGCGTCTCTTGGCCCACGTCTGCACCGTGCCACGGGCCTTGACGTGGTCGATGAACGCGGGCTCGGGGGGGCTGTCACCGATTGACATGTGGACGGGGAAGCTATCCACGGGCAGCAGGACCGAGATCCACGCGCCGGGGCTGACCTTCTGCTGCATGGTCACGCCCCCGTCGCGGAGACGGTGAGAGTGCCCGCGACCCGCACGACGCGTTCGTCGCTGGTCGCGGTGCTGGCTTCGATCCACACCTGCCAGTCCTGGGCGGCGAGGTCGAACGTCGTCACTGCGTCGCCCCGGTCGGGGCCGACCATAATCTCGATGGCCTCACCGATGGATGCTTGGTACCGCGCGTGAGCCGAGTCGATTACCGTGGCGACGTTCCAGTCGCCGTCCAGCGGCTCTACCCCGGCATTGGTGAACGCGACCCGATGCAGATCGAGGTCCGCGACCGTGAAATTCAGGTCCGCCAGGGGCACATATATGTATTCCCTGCTCAGCGTCGGTTTCGAAACCACGGCTCCTCCTAGGTCTGGGGTTCTCCGGCCGCACCGTGGCCGAGTCGGGTGTCCACGTCGCCGTGGCCAAGCTGGGTGTCCACGTCGCCGTGGCCGAGCGCGGGCTCACCGGCGGTCCGGTCGACCGTCTCGGGGGTGAGCGCCGCGCGGGTCACCATCACCGGGTCGACGGCGGTCCTGGTGATCGTCTCCACCGTCACCGCACCGTGAGCGAACACGGGGGCGAGGGCGACGAAGTCGAGGTTGACGAGGACGGCTTCGGGTTCCACCACGGTCGGCGAGCCCGCCGCGTGGGCATGCGCCGCGTCCGCCGGTGTGATCACGTGCGCTTGGGTGATGCTCGGCTGGTCTGCGGTGTGCCCATGGAGAGCGTCGGCAGGGGCTAGGTCACCCTCGGAGGTCAGTGCGGGCTGGGCGGCCACGTGAGCATGGCTGGCGTCGTCCACCGTCAGGGCGTGCACCTGGGACACCGTGGGCTGCCCCGCCGTGTGTGCATGGCCGGCGTCGTCGGGTGTGACCACGTGCGACTGGTCGACCGTGGGCGACTCGGCGGCGTGGCCGTGGCTGGCGCTGTCCACGGCGAGCACGTGCACTTGGGTCAGCGCCGGCGCGTCCGCCGTGTGCGGGTGGGCGGCGTCGGCCGTCGTCAGGACGTGGGTCTGGGTGATCGTCGGCTGGTCGGCTGTGTGGCCGTGTGCCGCGTCGGCGGGGGTGACGTCCGTGCCGGACGCCGCCGCGGGCTTGACCGCGACCAGCGCCGCGATCTTGACCATGCCCGCCGAGATGGTGCCGCCGGACGCGGTCTGCACACCCGTGGCGGCGGGGATGCGGTACTCGGTGGAGAGCACCGCCGTGTCTTGCACCTCGGTGTACCCGGTCGGCGGGGTTGTGGTGCTGCTGCTCGTCCTGGCGAGAATGTGCGCCAGGAACGGCTCGGTGACGGTGGTGACCGTGGTGCTGGGGTAGGAGGCACCGGCGGACGAGTTGGTGTTGGTGGCCTCGATCGGGTCGCCAACGGCGAGTCCACCAGTGATCAGGATGCAGTGCCCGAGGTTCCAGATCGTGCTGGAATGCGTGGCGATGTAGTTCCCGGTGTCGGCACCAGCCAGCCGCTTCCACGCGATCTTGAGCTTTTCGGCACCATCAACTGCGGCCACGATCTGGGTGAACCCGGTCGGCCACGTGATGGTGGGGTTGACGGACGGGTCCCACTGCTCGATCGCGAGCAGTGCGATGTCCCCCGCCGCCGAGCCCGCAGGAACCGGAGTCGTGGTCGTCGAGGAGAAGCTGTCGCCGCTGCCCGAGGTGGAGCTAGACCGATATGCGACGGCCACCGGTCAGCCTCAGAAGTCCCCGAGGACGCCCCACATGGGGCGCAGGCTGGCGCGGAAATCCTTCGCTGACGCCAGGCCGCTGGCCCCGGTGTAGATGCCGTTGAGTTGCACGGCATCGGCGGCGAAGGCCCGCAGCGCGTCCTTCTCCCCGATCGAATAGCCGATGAAGGTGCCCGTCAGCTGCGCGTCCGTGTAGGCATCCAGCTCGGTTTTGAACTGGACAGCCCGGCGGAACGACCGGTTGATCGACACCGCCAGATCGCCGACGATGCCGTCAATCGAGTCCTTGTTCTTCGGATAGCCAACAGCCATGATGGTCCCCCTCTTAGCTCGGGTCTGCGAGTTCGACTTTCCAGCTACCGACGTTCGCCGTGTTGCCGGACGTCAAGGCCTGGGACGCGCAGGTGGTGACATAGCGGAGCAGGTCGGTCGCCCCGCCCGTAGCGAGCACCACATGGTTACCGGTGCCCGTCGCGACGACGGACGCCCCGTTCTGCGCCGCCACCGTGACCTTGCGGCCGGAGGTGTCGCCGTCGGCGATGGTGAAGTCGCCACCGCCGTTGCCGGGGGTCAGCGTCACCGGGCCAACGAGCGTCACCGCTGCGATCCCGGCATAGTTCGCGGGCTCCGCGCTGGTGACATACAGCTCGTCGGCCAGCGCGATGGTGTCGAGCGCGGCGTCCAGCACCGCATCAGGAACAGCCTTGGCCATGGGTCAGTCCTCCTCGGTGACGGTGTGAACAACGCTGTCCGGCTGGATATCGTGATCGGCCATGGTCTCCCTACTTCCTGAACGTGCAGGTGATCTTTTGCGTGGCGACGGGGTCCTTGACCACGGGGCACACGAGGCGCACCGCCGGGACGGGCGTCACGGTCGTGGTGGTCGGCGGCAGCGTCGAGGTCGGCGGCGGCACGGTGCCCGACGTCGTGTTGGTCGTGGTGGTCGTTGGCGGGGCCACCGTGGTGCCTGAGGTCGTAGTTGGTGGCGGCACGGTCGTGGTCGGCGCGGGCTGCGCGTTGAGTGTTGAGCCTTGGTCCTGCTCGAACCACCGCTTGCGGCCGTCGCGCCAGTCGACCAGGACGTTGCCGCCGGTCCAGTCGTCCCAGCTGACCTTGGCGTATCCCTGAAGCACCGTGAGGAACTGCCACGGCCCGACGTACTCGTTGTTCGACCAGTGGTTGTTCTGCTCGAACGCGATCCACTCACCGACGGTCATGTCCTTGTACGGGCTGCTCGGACCCGCCCCGCCGCTGTTGGAGATGATGGCCGTCCGACCCGACGCCTGGGCGGAGTAGTTGGGGATCTTGGTCGGGTCCATCGTGAACTTGTTGTTCGTGATGTTGACGTTTCTGACGGACCAGCGGCAGTCGTGGAAGTACGGCTCAACCTTGTTGGAGCCGTCCGCGCCGAAGACGCTGGAACACTTCTCCGCCGTGACCACGCCCGGATTCACCAGGGTGCAGTTACCGGTCGGGCCGTCCGTCGACGAGCAGTACCGGTCGGCCGCCTCCCACAGCACCACGCCGCCCCAGTTGTTCTCCAGCAGGTTGTTCTCGACCCGGAAGTCAACCTGGCCGGGAACCTGATCAGGCACGCGCGGGTCGAAGCCGGATTCGCTGATGTACAGCGCGCCCATCGGGAAGTTGTCGTTGCGGTGATTAAAGCCCTTGACCCACATGTTGTCGCGCAACACGTTGTTGCGGATCACGGCGTTGTACGACTGCTCGTAGAAGATGCCCTCGTCGTCGTTGTGCTCGATCAGGTTGCCCTCGATCAGCAGGCCCGCATTGTTGTGGTCGGCCCACACGCCAGCGCCGCCGTTGTGGTGAATCCAGTTGTCCTTCAGGAGCAGGTTCTTGTTCTCCCAGAACTTCATGCCGCCCGAGCATCCGCACCCGGGATCGTCGCCAGGCGTGTTGCCGGTGATCTCGTTGCGCACGATCGACAGGCCGTCCACATCACAACACCCGTTGATCGCGTACTGCGATCCGTTCTCCAGGCAGTTCTCACTGATCAGGCCATTGTCGGAGCCCATGATGCTGGCCCCGCCATTGTCGTGAATCCAGTTATTCGACACGGTCCAGCCTGGCTCGAAGGCGTTGTTCACCAGCCCCTGCTGATCGGGCGCGGGGAAGTAGCGGATTTCCAGGTGCTTGACCGTGACATTCTCCGAAGTGCCGTCCGGCAGCGACCCGAAAGCGAACCGGTTGATGTTCTGCCCGCCCAAGATCGCACCCGGAGCACCGAGGAAGGTGGAACCCTTGCCCGGCTTGATCTGCGAGTACTGGTCCTCGCCGATGCGGTGAAGGCCCGGGGCGAACCAGTAGGTCGCGCCCGGCGTGGAGAACGTCGGGTTGTTCCACGGCGCGGTCCAGCTCGAGTTGTCCCCCGCCGGGACGACAATCGCGCCCTCCGGCGGCGTGGCGGGACCGTCCAGCAGCGCCGCGTTACCGCACACCCTCACGGGCGGGGTAACCGGCAGCGTTGACGTGTCCAGCGATGCCGCAGCCACAGTGGGCGCGGCATCTTCCTGCGTCACGGCGGCCGTGACAACTCCCCCAGCGACAAGTACCCCAGCGAGAGCGGCCACAACCGCGCGGACGCTCATGACTCGTTCGGGTCCGTGTTCTTCGGCGCGAGATACGCACCCACGGTGCCGAGCACCAGGGCTACCGCCGCACCCAACTCCGGGGTGATGTCCAACCCGAACGACCCGGCGAGGACCACGACGGCCCCACCGGTGATGCCGCCGAGTAGTGCGCCGAGCGCCTTCGCTACCTTGCTCATGCCTGCTCCCTACCTGAGATGCTGATGTCCACATCGACGACGCCCGACTCGAGCGCCGCCATGGTGCCCTTCCTCGCCGCCGCTTCGACCGCGACGAGGTCGACCTGATCCATGTCGATCTGGCGCACGACCTCGAGCAGCGCGGCGATCCGCCCGGCCTGCGCGGCGACGGCACGCTCCACCCGCTCCGAAGCCTGACGGCCACGCCACGCGTGCTTGACGGCATCGCCCAGCGCGTACAGCACCTTCAGCTTCTTGTTCGTCGGGTCGTTGTACGGGCTGGGAACCGAGTCCCGGTTCAGCAGCTCCGTCGCGGTCGCCTTAGCGACCCGCTCGACGTCCTCCTTGGACAGTGGCATGTCGTCCTCCTCGTTGACGAGCGAGATGAAGCGGTCCCACGGGAACGCCCCGGGATCCCAATGCGATGTGCTGCCAGGAAAGGCGATCCGCATGTCGTTGTGACCGCAGATGCCCTTCTCGCCGGCGCGGATCTGCGCGATCGTCAGATACCGCATCGGAATGTCGTAGGCCAGGCAGAGCTGGCGCACCAGCGCCGCCGCGCGGGCGAGCATGAGCTGGTGATCCTCGTCGTCCCAGCGGGACAGCAGCCCTTCCACCGGGTCGCACAGCTCGACGCCGATGGAGTTGGTGTTGGTGCCGTCGTGCCACGCGATCGTGTGGTCGTAGACGCACTGATACTCCTCGCACGGATCGACCACGTAGTGCGCGGAGGAAACGTAGGTGGGGTTCTGGAAGTAGTTGGCCACGGCTCGAGCGCCGCCGCAGTAGGTGCGCGACACGGTGCCGTGGATGACGACGCGCTCGATCACGTCCTGGCGGCCGCCCTGGTACTTGGCCGGAATGTACTCGGGTGACGGCGGCGCGGTCATGTCGTCTCCTGGGGTGTACAGGTGTAGTGGTGCTGATCGTCGTTGGGTGTCTTATCGGTGCAGGTGTAGGTGACCCCGCTATCCGGGTCGGTGAACGTGAACGACTCGGGGTAGCCCGCCGAGCCCTGGGGTCCTTGCTCGCCGCGCGGCCCCTGCTCCCCCTGCGGCCCGGCAGGGCCTTGCGGACCAGCGGGACCGGTTTCACCCTGGGGACCTTGCGGCCCGGTCTCGCCCAGCTCACCCTGCGGGCCAGAGTCGCCCGGCTCCCCGGCCTCCCCCGGCGGCCCAGGTTCCCCCGGCAGGCCGGATTCACCCTGCGAACCCTGCGGGCCAACCGGACCCCGACGCCCATCCGCGCCCGGAGGGCCAGCCGGACCCGGCGGACCAGCGGGGCCACGGGGACCCGTCAAACCCGGCTCGCCCGCCGGACCCATCGGGCCCTCGGGGCCAGCGATGATCGACTGCTTCACCTCGTGCGAAGAGCGGCACACGCCAGCCTCATGCAGCGCGCTAGCCACCTGCGTGTCCTGCGCGCACAACGTCAAGATCCGATCCGACTGCGTGCCCGACAACGCCTCCAGCTCGTCCAAGCTCTCCGACGTCCGCAACCCATCGAGCGCGAACACCGTCCAGACCCCGATGCCGAGCAGGCCCAGCAGCACAACCGCCACCACCGCCGTCGAGACGCGCGCCAGCCGCTCAACCATTACCCCTACGCCTCCCCAGCCGTCGCAGATCCGAAAGCTCGGGCAGGGCCTCGTCGTCCCACTCCGCCGCCAATGAGTCCGGCAGCGGCGGCAACTGGTCGCGCTGCCCGCGCTTCGCCGCCCACGTCTGCACCTCGAACGCCCAATCCAGCAGGTCCAAATGGATCGGCTCCATCCGACGACGCCAGCGATAGGCGGCGACGTAGAGTCGATGCTTGGACACAAAAATCGCAGCGATGATCGTCTGGGCGAGCACGATCAAACCCGCAAGCACACCTACGGGGCCTAGATCCATCGCGCACCCCCAGCCACGTCAGCCATCGCATCCGACCGGCCCCCTCGTCGGCGCGACTCCCCAGCTGGACACCGGTCACCGCTCCGACTCGCGCATGGGCTGGCCCTCCATGCGCTTCGCCACGTCGATCACCGGCAGGGTGGACGGGTCGCGCGGCGACTCGGCGGGCACCTGCGTGGGTCGGAGCTTTGCAAGCTCCGCTTCCAGTGTGGCGACGCGTTCCTCCATCGTGCGAGGCTGAGACATCGAACCTCCCTATACCGAGGGCTTGATTCCGAGCCCGTACAGCTCGTAGATCGAGCCGGTGCCGAACTGCCACGTGCTCGGCAGTCCGACCTGGATCGACGTCACTGGCGCGGACGAGGGGTTGGCCCAGTGGCCGAACGCCTGCGAAACACCCAGGCGCGGGGTGCTACGGAACGCGCCCACGCCAAGACAGACCACGGCGAGGTTTCGCGTGTAGCCGAAGAAGGTCAGCTCCACATTGGAGTTGTTGATGCCGAGTACGCCCATGTCCATCACGGAGGACGAACCGCTCGAACCTTGCGAGTTCGTGCCATCGTCCAACCACCGCTTGTTGAACCAGGCGTAGTTCCCAGCGCCGGAATCGCCATTGAAGTTGACGACGATGTCCCGGGCGTTGGGCCCGGTGTCGCCCGCGACGTAGCCCTTGATCAGCAGCTTCAGATCCTGATACCACGCAGGGATATTGGTCAGCGACATGCCCCCCGCCGGGATGGCCCCCTGATCGAGGAGGTTCCAGCCGGAGCCCAGCCTGGTCTGGCGGCCCAATTCGTCAACCGAGTGCAGCTCAACGAATCCCGAGTCACGAGCCTTGGCGTACAGTCGTGCGGCGGTGGTGCTCGGCGGGTTCGGATCCCCGGTGCCAGTGGCAGCCTTGAATGTCGCGACCAGCCCGGCCCAGTTCCTGGAGGCTCCCAGCGTCCTAGCCGTTGTCGCGGCACCTGTAGCGGTGACGTTACGCGCCGATATGAGGGCCGAGGTGTGATACACGTCCGCGAACGAGTCCATGCCGAAGGCAGTGTCCAGGTGAGAGAACGAGTTGTCAGGGTCGAAAAAGCTAACCCAATCGCCGCCAGCCAAGTCGAGAGCGTGCACGGCGAACCACAGCTCATCGGCCTGCGTGGTCGTAGCGGTTGTACCGCTGCTGACCAAAGCCGACTCCAAGTTCGTAGTCGCGGTTTGGTCAAGCGGAGACGTCATGGCGATGCCGGAGTACTCCTCCAAGTGCAGAGCCCGCCAGGCGCTGATGTTGGTCGTGAACGTCTCGTTACCGCTTCGCACAGCCGCGTTGCTGATCGAATACAGCGACGTTCGCAGCGCCCCCCTGGTAGAGGTGGCCACCAAGGTCCACCCTGACGCTGTGATTGTCGGCGGTGAACCGCCTGATGTGGCCTTCACCGTGACGATAGCGAGTAAGAGGTTCCCCTTCGCCGTGGCCGACGGCCATGCGATCGTGTGCGAGGTGCCAGAGTTGAAGAAGTTCTTCTGCGCGCCCTGTCTCCGGTTGGGTTCCTGAAACCCGGGGGACTGCGCGCGGAACTCCGCCATGTCGTCCTCAAGTACGGAGTTCCCGAACGTGACCCTGCCGGACACGGTGACATTCGCGCGATTCGACACCGGGTCGTGATCCAGATAGAAGCCCGAGTCCTCACCGTTCCAGTACTGGATCGGCTTGCTTGCGTCCCCGATCTCCGCGCGCCAACCCGTCTGCGCCGGGGAGTAGAACTTGGTGGCGGTCAGCTCAATGACGTCCAGCTTCTCGGCCGTCACCGAGTTCGCGCCCAGCTTGTCGGTGATCACCGACTCCGTCGCGATGTCCGGACTGTTGACCTGCCCCAGCTGACCGGACGCCTCGGCTGACGCAGCGGCGGAACCGTCAAGATCCCGGGCGATGATCACCGCGTAGTAGGTGGTGCCCACGGCGAGAGAACCGCCGCCGGGCAGCGACCGCAGCGCCACCAGCGTGCCGTTCGTTTCTGTCGCCAACGTTGCGCCGGACGGGGTGAAGCCGGTGGTGTCGCTGAGGTGCACCTCGTACACCACGGGGTCGTTGTTCTCGACGCCGTCCCACTTCACGAATAGGGAGCCGATGCCGCCCGTGATCGTCGGGGTCGGGGACGAATCCGGGGGGAGGCCGTCCCGCGGCGGCGGCACAGTGTCCGGGTCGAGGTAGCTGCCGTCGATAACCGGGGCCGTGCCGACAACATCCCGCACCACCCACTCGGTACCGGTGTCTTCCGCCCACACTGCTTCACGCTCGCCGTCGCGCACGCCCTCGGCGAGCACCGTTCGCAGCGACTGCGACACCCGAGCCTCGATCGGCTCCTCATCGTCGGCCGCATCGTCGAGCCTCACGGAGGCGAACAGGTCATCGGAGAGCGGATACACCCGCAGCGTGTCCCCATCGGACAACGCGGCAGCGAGAGTGGCAGCGAGGGTAACGGTCTCCGCATCGGGGTCGATCGTGGTGTAGTCGAGGATCGCGTCCGTCTCTACGACCTGGAGCTGGCCGCCAGTCTCCTCGAGGTCGGCAGTCAGCGACACCGACAGCACGGACGCACCGATAGCCGCGTCGGCGACGAGGTGGCAGCCGTATCGCTCCACCCACACGGTTTCGACCCGGCCACTCCTCATCGCGTCCACCGGTAGTTCCGCAGACTGCCTCGGCGTTTCCACGACACGCGCCGGTTCACGCCCACGCTCATGCTCTCCCCCGCTGTCAGTGGAATGGTGAACTGCTGCAAGCGGAACTCGATGTGCTCGCCCTCCAGCTCCCGCGCCGGGCCGGTCGCGAAGGTATTGCCGCCCACTAGAACGCCCACCCTGTCGCCCTCCTCGAGATGCGGAATCACCAGCGACTCGAACTGGACGTTGGTTTGCACCGCGGCCAGATCGGCAAGCAGCCGTTCCCCGCGCCGCTCCATCTCCGTCTCGCTCTGCGTCTCCAGGCCGTCCTCGACGTGCACCATGTGCCGCATGACTCCGTTGCGGCGGAGCCGCCACGGCGACAGCGGATGGGACGCCCCGGGCCTGGCCACCACCCGCATGTTGCGGTTGTCCGTCAGCTCCACCACGTTGCGCGTCTGGCTGATGTCGTAGGAGATGTTCGGCTTCGACAGCAGCGTCCCGGTTGGCCCAGACTTGAACAGCCACACACGGTTCTGCGGGAACCGGCGTAGCCGGGCGCGGCCGCGGCCGTCGTAGAACAGCTGCCAGTCGCCGTACCGGGCGATCCGCGACGCCACCAGCCACGCCTGCTTGTGGCGATCCAAACTCCACCGGGCCTTCAGCTTCTGACTGAAGCTCGGGAAACTGAAGCGCCGTTCGCCGATCGCCTCCAGCACGTCCCGGATCGCCGCGGTGCGCCTCTGCCCCTTCCGGAGCGTCATCGGCGTCCACAACAGAACTGGATCCATGCCAAGGACTTCTTTGCCCTCGCCCCTGATCGTCACCTGATCGCCGTCCTGCGCTAGCCCGGTGAGCGCGCCCCAGAACACGGGCACATCCACCCAGTCGGCACCGTCGGCCAGGTCATCGACCCACACGCCGTAGAGAACGCTGACGAAGTTGTCCGCGAACGCACTCTCCGAACCTGGAGCATCGGGCAGCCACGCCTGGTCCTTGCGCGGCAACAGCACTGTCAGATCCAGTGACCTCACCGGGCCCGACCCGCTGCCCTGGTTCCGGGCGAATACCCAGCTTCGCCCCGACTGTGCGGCGTCCACCTGCACCGAGCCGGACAGGATCTTCCCCTGGAACGAGGAAATGATCTTCTCGTCACGGTCATGGATGCGCGCCAGCACTCGGATGCGATGCGACGATCGCAGCGTCGCCTCGTACGCCCGCTTGTCAGCCGTCGACAACCCGAGGTTGATCACTCGGGGAACTCCGCGATCTGCGACACCTCGACGGACACCTGGTGGCGGCGCAGGTGCGAGTCCGTGTGTGTGCCGCCCGCCTGGCCCAGCTGCACCGGGATGTTGACGTCCCCGAACACGAGCCGCCACCGCCTGCCGACGTTCTCCGGCAGCTTCGCCCACTTCCAGTTGGCCAGGAACCCCACACTGTTCGGGTCGTCTAGGTCGTTCTGCCCGACCACGCCCGAGACCGTGCCCTCCAGTCCACGGATCGCATCCACCACGATCACCGGGGATCTCCGGCCGATCGGATAGAACGTGGCGCTCGACTCCCCAACCTGAAGATCAGGCATCTCGGCACCGCGGATGCGGATCCTGCGCGGCAGGCTGGCCGGCGCATGCAGCTGGTCGTAGTCGTCGACCAGCCAGATGCCACCCACCTCTGCCTCGGAGAGGTCTGGGGTCATCGTGACGGTGGCGTTGGACTGGCTGTGCTTCAGCTTGCCGACGTCCAGCGTGACCGCCTCGACCTCGCACGTGTGCGAGACGTTGTTCTGCACGCCGTACCAGACCATCGAGTAGACGATCGGGTCGCCGCCCAGGCTGACCTCTGCCGGGTCGATACGGTCGAACACCCTCTCCCCGTCAACCATCAGGCAGAACCAGTCTGGTGACGAAACCCCAGCTGCGCGGTTCCAGGTGAGCTTCACACCTGGGGTCTCGTCGACCACCGTCAGTGCCGTGACCGGTGATGGCGCGGCGGAACGGACGAAGGTGAACGTCGCGACGTCGGTGTACCGCACCGGGTCGCCCGGCGTGCCCTCCCGATCGACCGTGTCCCACGACCACACCCGGAGTCGGTACTGCCGCCCCGTCCGGCGAATCAGGCCCTTCGGGATATTGAAGCTGTGCGCCACCCCAGCGGACTCGGCGGCAGCGAACCGGGGCTGATCCCACAACGTGACGAAGTTCCCCGTGCCGTCGTCCTCCATCAGCCGATAGGCGAGCGCCTCCTGGGCAAGAGCCGTCAGCGTCGTCGTGATCGTCGGGGTGGTCTCATCCACCGTGCCGCCATCGAGCGGCGAGTCGACCGTGAACACGCCCTTCGCGTCCCGACGGAACTCCTCCACATCCGACCACGGCGAAATCTGCCCCGGCACATCCTTGGTCCGCACCTGCCAATACCGGGTCGCGCCACCAGCCACGCCCGCATAGGCCGTGGTCGATAGGTCCAGCTGTTCCTCGTCGGAGACCACCCAGCCTGAGTCGAACTCGTTCGTAGACAGCTGGCCGCCAGAGCCGATCGCCGACGACGTGGAGATCAGTACGCGCAGCTCGGCCTGCTCGTCGCCCTCCCGGTCGCGGAAATTCCACGTCAGCACCGGATGGGAGACGGACACCGAACGTCCGCCCGCCGGGGCAAGATCAGTCGGCTCGAGCGGAGCCCGGTTCCACTGGATCTCAAGCTGCGGCCGGAACTCCGGCGTAGCCGACTCCGACGAGTGGATTCGCTTCGTGCCGTTGGTGTTCACCTCGAGCCGAATCCCGGCATAGTCGGCACCGGCGGCGACGTCGGCCATCATCAGGCTCACGTCGAACTCGACGAGCTGCCCGCCGGTTCCGCCCGTCACCACCGCGCTCGCCGGGTTCGTCGCGCCGGTCACCAGTTGGCCCGAGCCCGCCCGGTTCCAGGTGATCAGCGACTCTTTCCACGTCGGCAGGATCCGCCTCGCAGTGATGGTGTGCGTGCCCGACCAGTCCGACGTCGCACCGACCTTCAGCCACACTCTCAGCGTGGCGCTGCTGACCGTGGCCCCCGCCGGGGGAAGCCCAGCGAAGTACAGCAGCGCGAACCGGCGGTTGGACGCGTTCCCCGCCAGCGTCAGCAGATGCCAGTCGCCGAAGTTCTTATTCGGCTCGCCCTCGGAGATGAGCGTGTCATAGCTGGCACGGCTCCGGTTCGTCGGCATCAGCCCCGCCAGTCCATCTCGTCGCGAGCTTCCTCGGCAGCCACGTCACGCATCACGCCCACCAGCCCGCCATTGCGGCCCGCGTCGATCGCCAGCCGTCCAGAAACCTTCAAGTTGCCCGTGCGCTGTACCGCACGCGCCAGCCGGTCATAGTCGATATCCACTCGCACCGACCGCGACTCGGCGCGCACCGGGGTGGACGGGATCTGCGGGATCGTCTGCTTCAGTGAGATCCCCTTGGCGTCGAACCACGATCCGCTGAGCTGCCGCTCCCAGCCGCCGATGAGGCCAGCGCCGGCCATCTCGCCGATCCACTCCATCTCGCGGGACGGCGAGGAGATCTTGAGCTCGGACCTGATGTCCTTGATCATGCCCCGGCCCAGTCGGCGCATCTCCCGCGACAGTGCCCGCCGGTTCTTGCGCAGCCCGCGCAGCAGACCTTCGGAGGCTTGCACGCCCGCGCCGAACAGCTCGTTGCCCATCTCGCGGGAGAATCGCCGCGACGCGCGGCCGATGCCCGCGAACTGCTTGTTGATCCCCGCCACCTGCGCTTTGCTCGACTCGGCGAGAGTCTTCGCCAGGCCCGCGCCCGCCTCCGGCCCAGCCTGGGCGACCTGGGCCACGATCTCGCGGCGGAAACCCATGCGAGTCAGCCGCCGCAGCTGGCGCTGGAACCGCCGCACCCGGTGGAGGTTTTCCTCCAGCACCTCGCGTACGTCCCGGGGACTGAACGCGGCGAACGACGTCAGGCCACGCCCCGACATGATGTTGCCCCGCACACCCTGCACCAGATCCCGCCGACGCCCCGCCGCTGCGTCGCGGCGACCGATGGCCTTCTCAAGCCGGGCGTCGATCAGCTCCCTGCGCTGGAGCATGCTGGTGATCCGATGCCGGAACGGATCGCCCACCCTGCGGGCGAGTCGACCCTTCTCGGCCTGGCGCAGGAACTCGGCCATGCCCGACAACGTCTTGTTCATCTGCTTGAGTTGCTGCTTCAGCGGATCGTCGGACTGCTTCACGCCGCCCATCAGCTGGTCGGCGAGCGGCGCGAAGTTCGACAGCCGCCGCTCCGACCGTTCCCGCCGCTGCTGCTGCTGACGCTGACGCCGGTCCTCCCGCCTGTCCGCATCGGACAGTGAGCTGACCCGCTTCTGAATGTCTGGGGTTCTCGCATCCAGGAACCGGAGCACGTTCGCGCGCGTGAACTTCTTGCCGGTCCGGGTGAACGCGGCGGCCAGCTGGTCGTTGAACTTCCCGACCAGCTTGGACATGCCACTGAAGCTGAAGTCGCGGAACAAGTCGCCGCCACCCTTGACGTGCAACAGGACCTGGCGCGCTGCCCGCTGCGGGTTGGTCAACGCCTGCACCAGATGCTCGAACGCCGAGGTCTGGCGCGGAGACAGGATGCGCTCCGGCTTGCCCGACTTGTTGGAACCGGACTGGCCGCTCTTCAGCATCCCGCCCTCGTCGTACCAGTTGTGGGCGTTGTGGAACGCGAGCGCGCCCAGCGGCGAACCGTGGCGGCCAGCGATGTAGTTGAGACCCCATGCGATCTGCGCGCCTGGGTTGCCGGCGAGGTATGCAGCACCCACGTTGTGCATCGAGGTAAGCGCCTGCGGGATACCGAAGGCACTCGACGTGGGGTTGTCGGCGAAGCTGTTCCATCCGCTCTCCCGGATCCACAACTCCTTCAGCGCCGCCCACTGCGCGCCGGTCCAGCCGTACCCGGCGGCCATCTGGCGGCCGAGAGCCATGTTCGCGGCGTTGCCGCCGCCGCTCGAGCTGAAGGCGAACGGAGCAGGCATCGAGTCCCTGGCCTGTTCCTGGATCGCGCGCACAATGCTGCGCTTCAGCCCTTGCAGGCCCGACACCTTACCCGTCAGGTCCATGACCGAATTTGAATAGAACGACCTCGGCACCCTCGATCCGTCTTCAGCCTGGACCATGCCGGAGTGCGAGTAGAACGACCTCGGCACCCATGAACCGTCCTCGGCTTGGACCATGCCGCCATGAGCCATCGGCGTGATGCCGACACCGAACTTCTTGGCGACCTGCTCCAGGATGGACATCGACCGGGCGCGCTTGGAGCCCGCGAGCGGAATATACGCTTCGCCGCCGGTCTCCGGCTCCGCCCACACGCGCCACGCGCCGCCCGGCGCGATCTGCGCGTCGTGGCGCTCGAGGATGTCGCCGTCCGCCTCGGTAATGCCGTGGAACTCTTTACGGGCATCCCAGCTCGCTGTAGCCCACGACACGGTGACCTTCTCGTCCCGGATCCGCTTCATGATCCGGTTGATCTCGTCCTTGGTGAAGTTCGCCTTCTCCAGGGCCGCGCGGACATCGGCGTCGAACTTGATAATGCGCTCCTGGTCGACACCAACGCCGCGGTCAATCAGGATGCCCATACGCTCAGCGGCAGCGAACACATCGACGCCCTGCTTGCGCATAAACTCGGCGATCTTCTTCGCGACGTCGCCACCGAGCCTGCGGGCGATGTCAGCCAAGACTGGGGCCGCATCTGAGAGTCGCTGCGCGAACCGATTCGCCGCCTCGTCGGAGCGGTTCGCCCACAGTTTGACGACCCGCTTCAGCTGCGTATCGGTCATCGAATGCAGCAGGGCCACCTCTTCGGCACCCTCCGGCCCCATCCGCGCAAGATCGTCGAGCATAGCCTCTGGGATGCGGGCGGCCAGCTCGATCATGTTGCCGGACCATTCGCGCTGAGCCCTCGCCTGCTTCCTCAGCTCGGCGATGTAGTCCGCCGCGGTGACCTTGACGTCCGCAAGGAACTTGTCCCATGATCCCGAGGATCGCTTAGTCGATCGCGAAGTCACATCCGCCGACTCGCGCTCCTGCGCTTCCTTGGCTGCCAGCGCGTCATCGTAGGCGGTACCAAGGTCAACGAACTTCTTATACGCCTCAGTCCAGGCGTCCAGCATCTCCTCGGCGGCCTTGGCGGCCTCCTCGCCGGTCTCGCCGAACTGCTCACCCAGGTTTTGCAGGATCGGGTCTACCTTCTCCGCCGCCCCCGCCGTCTTCCCGAGAGCGCCAGGCAGGTCCTTGCCGAATACCTGCTCCTTCTCCTTGGCCTCTTGCCCAGCCTTCTCAAGCGATTCGGCGACACCGTTCAGGCCGCGCTCGTTCTTGGTCACACCCTTGTCGTTGAGCCCCAGCGCCGCAGTGAATTGATGCCAGGCGGGGACGACATGCCCGACCAGGAACATGGAGTTCGACTCCTGCTCGTCCTCGTAGGCGCGCATCCGGGCGATGACCGACTCCAGGCTGCCGTCCTGGGCGACCAGCGCGTTGACTGCCTCGGCAAGCGGGATCTTCGCCGCCTTGAGCGCGTCCGTCATGCCCCGATCTTGCAGCGCCTTCAGCGCCGTCATCCGGGAGTTCTCGGCCAGCACGCCGTTGTCCGCCTCGATCGCAGACACGAACCGCTCAACTTCGACGGCCGCTTCGGCCTTCGATGCAGCGAAGAACCCGAGTGCCAGGGTTGCGGCAGCGATAGCCGCGCCCCACGGCCCGGTCATGAACATGCCAGTCGCGCCCAGCGCCCGATTCATCGACGACGCCGACCTCGTCATCGCGGATGCCGTTGAGCGGAGACTGGCGAGTTTCGGCCCCAACAGTAACGCGCCGCCTCCGACGAGGCTCAGAGTGCCAACCAGGGCACCGAACACGCCCAACGCGCTCTTCACCGGCCCGGGCAGATTCTGGATCACCAGCACTAGCCCGCGGATCTTGTCGGCCAAGCCTCCCACTACAGGCAGGAGCGTCTGACCGATGGTGATCCCGAGGTCCTTGATGTTGTTGCGGGCAACCTGCATCTGCGCCTCGGTGGTCGCGTACCGCTTCGCGGCCTCCCTCACCAGCGCGGTGTTCTCCCGCCACGCCTTGGTGCCGCGATCCAGCGACTTGGACAGCAGATCCCCCGCGCCCTTGAGTCGGAGCAGCACGGACAGGTCCTGGGTGCCCTTAATGTTCAGTTCCGCCAGCGCGCCGATCGCGTCGCCGCCGGACTTGTCGATGTGGTTCAGCCCACGGACGAACGCGTCGATCGCCTCAACGGGCCGCTTCTCGTACATGGTCGCGAACCGCTGCGCGGACACGCCGGCGACGTTGGCGAACCCTTCCAGCGCTGCGCCGCCCTGCGCGACGGCCGTCTCGATTTTGATCGCAGTGCGCTGGATCGCGCCACCACCCAACTCGGCCTCGATACCGAGGTCGGCCATGGACGAGGCGAGCGCCAGAATCTCCGGCTCGGTCGCGCCCATGAGCTTGCCCGCACCAGACAGGCGCTGAGCGAGGGCGACGATGTCGGCTTCAGTCGAAGCGCCCGCGTTACCGAGGGCGACCACGGTCGAGGCCATCCTGTCGAAGTTGCCTTGGCTTGTGCCCATGACGTTCGCGAACTGCGCGAACGCGGTAGCCGCGTCCTCGGCGGTGAGGTTCGTCGTCTCGCCCATCGCGATCATCGTGCGGGTGAACGACGCGATGTTCTCCCGCTGGATACCGAGCTGCCCGGCAGCCTCGGCGACAGCGGCAATCTCCTGATGCGTCGCCGGAAGCTCCCTGGCCATCGACCGCAGCTGGCCCTCCAATGCGGCCATCTGCTTCGCGTTACCGGTGACCGTCTTCTCGACGCCCGTCCAGGCGGACTCCCACTCGATCGCAGCCTTGACGGACAGCCCCGCAGCAGCAGCCATGCCGATGCCGACGCCGAGCATCGCCTTGCCAACGTTCTCCCGGAACTGCTCGGCCTCCCGGCGCTGCTTCGCCAACTCTCGGCCAAACTGTCTCGAGGATGCCGACGCGCTCCGCATGCCGCGGTCGAAGTCAGTGGAGGATGCCGTGACGTTGACGTTGAGATTCTTGTTCATCGCACCGAGCGCCACGGCTCACCCCCTAGCGATCAAGAACGGGCATATGGGACACTGACATTTCGCCGGACTCGGGCGATCGAGAGGATCAGGCCATGAATCGGACCGTCGCCCTATGGTTAAGTGGCATCGCACTCGGGCTGGGGCTGCTGATCGGCCTGATGCCGACCAGCGCGAGTGGAGCGAACTGCGGGTCAGCATTCGTCGGATCGAACGACGCGGCCGTAAATGACATGGCCAGCTCATTAGCTGGCGGCATCTACGGTGACGCCGCCGAACAGTGCGGCCGCCAGACTTCGATCCTGCGGCTCCCCGCGATCGCGCTGGCCCTGGGCGGCGCCATAGGACTGCTCGCCCTGTTCGCATCCCGACCAATCGACCCGAAGAGGCCAATGCGAGGCATCACTGTGATCGACGAACGTCCTCGCGCCTCTTGAGCACCACGTGCACACCACGCCCGTCGGCATCGGTGACGGACTCCTGCGTCCGCTCCCGGATCTCACAACCCCGGCAGCGTTTAAGGTCGCCGATGAACGCGTTGTGATCCTTCGCCCAGTCACCCTCGCGGGTACCGCAGCTCGGGCACTTCTCCGCCTGCCGGATGTGCCACCAGACGGCCTTGTCGCGATCCGAATCGATCCACGACAAGAACTCGGAGTGCGGGATCTTGTAGTCGGCGCAGACGCTCATCTCTAGAGCAAGTTGAGAATCTGCATCCAGTCTTTTCCCACGCCCGGGTCAGGGCTCCTGTCGTTGATCCTCAGCGCGGCGGAGAACAGCTCCCGCACCTCGCCGAGCGGAGACCCCGACAGAAACTCGGCCCAATCCTGCTCGGTCATATCGCCGTCGACGCACGCCGCGATCAGCGCGGGCCGGAACGTCTCGACATTCCACGCATCGTCGGAATCCTTCGGCGCGGGATGCTTGGCGATCAGCGCCTCCATCTCCACCGAGGGGATGGCGCGGAGCCGCAGCGTCTCGTAGTGCGAGTCGGCCTTCTTCTGCGCCTTGTCGACCTTGGCCTTCGCGGCCTTGATCTTGGCCGCCGACTCCTCGCGGCCCTCGGCGAGACGCAGCTCGTGCTGCGCCGCCGTGAGTTCCCCCCGCGCCTCCGTGTCGTCGGAGATGCGCAGGGGGTACTCAGCGGTCGGCAGCTCACGCTGGGAGAGTCTGGCCTTCAGGCTCACGTCGGTACTGCGACGTTCTCGGCCGGCTTGGACGTGATCGAGAACTGCACCTGCAACTTGGCAGCCTCGTTTCCCAGGTTCCGCATCTTGCCGTTGGACAACACTCGGACCGGGTAGACGTCCATCTTGTTGGCTGCGACGTCGCCGCCGTCCATCCACGCGATGAAGCCATTCGTGTCGCGCGGCAGGACCGTGCGGACGTCGACCCCATCGTCCGACGCGTAGAACGTCAGCGAGGAGCCTTCCGCGTTGATCCGGCCCGGGATGTTGCTGGTGAACCGGGAGCCCGCGTCCGGGGTCGGAATGTCCTCGCCCGACACGACCCAACCGGACAGGTCCGCGATCTCATCGGACAGGTCGGTGCCGGCGTCGATCTCCAGGCGTGTCGGTGCCGTCACGGTGGCGATCGTCGGAATGAAGTAGATCTTGGTGGTCTCCGGGTCGAAGTACCTGGTCGATGTCGCTAGGGCCGGGGGTGCCATTTAGTGCTCCTCTGCATCATGCCGCTCCGACGCGGCAGCGGTCATGGTTTCCTCGCCCAATCGAGCGGGGGCCTTGCGCTTCTTCTTCTCCTGCCAACCGGCGAGCTTCCACTGCTCCACTGACTCCTCGGGGAAGTCGTGGTCGCGGTCGAGCTTCGGGTGGTACAAGGTCACGTTCGCCATTGCCATTTACCTCCAGCCATGCTTGCGGGCAGATTCGTCGATCGCCTTGGCGACGGCGTCGAACACGTCGTCCCGGTGCTGGGCCACTGGCGGCATCAGGAACGGGCGCTTCTTCTCCTCGGCCCAGATGTCCTGCCCGTACACCCGGTGCCGGAACGTGTCGCCACTGGTCCCCAAGCCTTCGTAGGCGCGGGCATGCGGCGCGCGCTTGCGGTCCACCACCAGCGCCACACCCTGCCTACGCCTGGACAGCCGAGCCGACGCGCGGATCGCATCCGGGATGCGTTGCGACCACGCAGCCAGCGACTTGGCCTCCGCGAGGATCGGATCGGCAGCCTGCTTCAGCTGCGGGCCGACATCCTTGCGAAACTGGAGGGGGATCTTCCCGAACGCGGCGACGAGCTCGGCGACGATCCGATCCGGATCCTGGCCAGGGGTGGTCACAGCGCGTCACAGTGGATCGTCAACATGGCCGTCGCCCACGCGCCGTCGGTCGTCTGACCCTGGCCGAAGTCGTTCACCGTCAGCGTTGCCCGGGTGACGGCACCGCCGAGCCGCTTGTTCGCCCGCAGCGTCGCGTTGACCTGGTCGATGTAGCCGAACAGCCGGTCACGGACAGGCTTCACGTCCGTGTCGCCCGTCCTGGCCCACAAGAAGTTGCGGACATCGAACGACTCGCCGCGGTCTCCCAGGCTGGAGTCCCGCTCGGTGCTCGACACCGCGATCTGCTCCGGCATCCAGCCGACCGCCAAGCCGTCCTGCTCGAAGTCGACGATCGTCGGGCCGTCAGAAACCTTGATCGACAAGGCGGCATCGAACAGCGACACCAGGCTGTCGAGCGCACCCGGGATCGCGCTCATGCGATACCCGACGCGGCGGTGTCAGGCCGCAGCAACTCCAACGCCCGGCGCGGCACCGCATACGAGACGCCCGGCTGGACGAGGACGTCGCCGCCGTCCATGCCCAGACGCGGCATCGAACCGCGCTGCGTCTCCCACAGATGCTTCACGATGATCTTCGTGGCGACCTTGATATTGTCGTCCACGGTGGTGCGGCCGACGGTGTAGACGACCTCCCACGGACCGCCGTACAGCGCGCCGCCGTCGAGCCGGGTCACGATCCCCGACTCGGTGTCGAGGTCGAGGTCGGCCACATTCCACGACGTGCCGGCCGTGTAGACGGCAGTCACCGACGTGAGAGTCTTCGCGGGCAGCCTGCGGAGCGCGATAAAGCCGGAGTGGCGCTCCGTGATGGTGGCGTCGATGACCGGCCCGACGTAGAACTCGACAATCGGCTCGGCTGCGGCGATGAACCCCAGCAGTTCCGTGTCGTCGCTGCTAGACGTCTTGCTCAGGTGCGCCTTGACCTCGACGAGGGTGACGATCTCAGTCGCCATCACTGCCCTCGGTGTCCGAGTGCTCGTTCGGGTCGTCAGCCTTCTCTGCGGCCGGAACGCCACGGGAGCGCTTGCGCCTCTCCGCCGGCCGCTTGTCCACGGCCGTCTCCGCGTTGTCTTCGACGACAGGCTCCGCCAGGCCGGAGGCGAGCAGCTTCCGTGCCTCCGCGTCCATGACGTCGACCACCCCGCCCGGAGCGGGCCAGCGGACACCGTTGCGGGCACCGAGGATCTGCGCCTTCATGCGAACCTTCACACGTGCCTCCTTGGATAGTGATGGGCTCCAGGCCCCGAAGGAACCTGGAGCCCATCCGGATCACGCTGCGGCGTGCGTCAGCGACTTGAGCGCGTTCGCGTCGACCGACACCGAGCCGTGACGGACCAGCGCCCGGTACGACACCAGGTCGGAGCCGAACGCGAAGTCGTCCGAACGCTCGAATCGGATGCCACCTGCGATGCGGACGACCAGTGACAGCCAGTCGCCGAACAGGATCGACTCCGCAGTAGCGGCCGGGTCGGCCACGTTCGTGTCGATGTACACCGGCTTACCGAGGACGGTGTCCGGCTGCCCCACGGTGACCGCAGGCTGCCAGGCGTAGACGCCATCCGCCGACTTGATCTTGCGGACCTTCCCGGCGGTGACATCCGACATCAGCCACGCGCAGGACGAGCTGCGGCGGTACGGGTCGATAACCGAGTGGAACAGGTCGATCAAGTAGTCGAAGCCCTGGTTGGCCGTCGACTGCGTGCCGAACCCGGTGGTCAGACCGGCGGCCGTGGTGACGCCAGCGGAGGCCCCCGCCACGGCGGCGGTGACAGCGGTAGCACCGATCGCGTTACCGAGCGCCCGGCCAGCGGAACGGGCAAGGTAGCCCTCGATGTCCACGCCGGAGTCATCCACCAGTTCACGGGAGAGCTGCACCAGGTAGCCCTCCTTCGAGACAGTGGAGTCCACCGAGCCCAGCGCCGGGTCGCTCTCCGTGATCGCCGAACCCTCCGTCTGAGATGCCGCAGCGGAGTGAGCAGTCACCCGGGGGAGTTTGATCGTCTCGCCGGAATCGGTCTCCAGCAGGTCAACGCCAGCCGACAGCACACCGGACGTCTCGATCAGGTACTCCCACAGCTTCGCGCGGAAGCTCGTCGGGACCACGCCGCCCGAGTTCGAAGTGGTCCGGTCGCGCTGCTCAGCGCCCCGGATGTTCGGGACGACGAACGAACGGCCACCGTCGCCGCGGATCCACGCGCGCAGCTCGCTCGCGCCCTGCTGCTCCTCCTGGCCCTGGCGCTCGACAGGCTTGCCCTCGAGGCGATTGAACGTCTCCTCGGCCTCCTTGGCGCGAGCCTCGGTGTCCAGCGCGGACTTGATGCGCTTGTCGAGCTTGTTGATCTCCTCGTTGTGGGCGTCCCACTGGCCCTGCTCCTCCGCGGTGAACTCGCGGTTCTCCTCGGAGGCGCACTCCGCGATGCCCTTGGCCTGCTCCCACACGTTGTTGCGGCGGTCGCGCAACTTCTTCGTGACTTCTGACATGGTTGGACTCCCGTCCGAATGGTTGGATCTCGAACCGGAGCTCGTTCGCCACCACACCCAGCGGGGTGCACCGCGGTGCCCGGCGCTTTCTGCTACCGGGCGGCCGAACGCTGTCAGCTACCGTGCTACACGGCACCGGCGGGAGAGCCCTACCAGTGCCGCGCCTTGATCAATCCGGGCCTACGCCCAGGGGTCTTCCTTCATCGCCAGCAACTCGGCCATCGCGACCGGACCGAACACCTTCTTCTTCGGGGCCGACGGCGCATCGGTGCGCACGAAGAACTTCCGCAGATCATCCGAGGCGGCGAGGCTGCGAACCTCATCAAGGTCGGCACCCATCTTGTCCGCCAGCGACCGCAGCCCAGAGGTGGTGTCGTTGTAGGCAGGAGTGTTGACCGGGGCCACATCGACCAGCTGGACGTTCACCAGCCGCCGAACAGGCACCCCGACGTCGTTCATCTCCCAGTCGTCCCCATCCGGCATCACCCGGAACGCGAACGAAGACTTGCGGACATCTCCCCGACGCACCAGCTCGGCGATGTCGGCCCGCGCCGCCGGAAGGTCGACCTCGTAGTCGAGACCCACCTTGTCGAGAGACAGACGCAGCGTGCCACCGCCCACGGTGCCGAGCAGCATGTTGTCGTCGTGGTTATATCGGGCGATCACATCGGGCCACGCCTCACCGCGGGACATGTTGAACGCGCCCGGGTCGATGACCTCGACGAACCCGCCGAGGTTTTTCGAAGAACGGTCGAACTTAGCGGCATAGCCGCCGATGCGTAGCTCATCCTTGGCCCGGAGTTCCACCGGGACCGCGGTGAACCTGCGCTCGGTCGCGCTCACGCTGGAATCTGCCATCTCTTGCTCCCATTCAGAGTGAGGTCGGCTTCCCGTGCCTGGACCTCCGGGTCCTTCTTCGCCAACGGCGTGTGATCGTCGCCGCCCTGCCCTGGTGGCAGGGGCTGCCTGTCCTCAAGTGCCCTGATCTCATTGATAGACATGATCCCGATGTCTCGGGCGATCCGGTACGTTTCGTGGCGCGCCTTGATGTCGGCGCGGACCACCGCATCAGCGGCGAACCGCACGTACTGCGGCTTCGGCAGCAGCTTCGCGAACCCAGCTTCGAGACGCACAAGCCAAGGACGCAGATTCGCCATGCGCGTCGTCTGTCGCATCTCCTCGTTCGCGTAGGTCAGCGAGTTCGCAGCCTCCCCGCCGACCTCATCCGGCGCGATGCCGTAGATCGAGGCGATCTGGTTCGCGGTGAGCTTTTGCGTCTCCACGAACTGCGCCTGATTCGGCGGGATCGTGATCGGGCTGAACTCCCAGTCAGAGCCGTACACGATCGGCTCCCGCGACTTGATCGCTCGCACCAGGCGCGCCTTGATCTTCGCGGCTTCCTCCTGGTTGACCGTCTTGCTGGTGTTCTTGAACGTCCCCGGCGGAACCCCGCCGGCGGCGAACCATCCGTTGCCGAACTCTTGGGCGGTGATCCCCGCATCCACGGATAGCGCGAACGCCTCGAGGGGGGACAGCCCCAGTGTCCTCCCCGGAACGGTGAGCCATGGGATGTGGACGACCTGATCCGTGTCGATCCTCCGGCCGTTCCAGTACCACTGCGGGCGCGCGGGGCTGGTGTCGTCCACGGTGAACTCACCGCGTGGTCGCCAATTCACGGCCGTCGGGAACCCGAACTGGTCCAGGTTCGTGACGATTCCGATCGCGTTGCCCTGGATGCCCATCGACAGGACAGCCTTCGTCAACCAGTCCGACAATGTTCCATCCTCGTCCATGAACTGGAACAGCGGCGGTAGCGTCCTCATCGGCTGGCGTTCGTCACCGATCTTGCGGAACGGCTTCAGCGGCAGGGTGGAGATGTTGTCCACCAGGTGGCGGTTCGCCGCGAACACTGGCGCGAGGCGCAGCGCCCGATCCTGCGTCATCGACGACCCGCGAATGTCGCCGCCATGATCCCATGGGACCTCAGTGACGGCGCGCTGCTCCGCCTGCCGTCTGCCGAACAGGCTCACCGCTTAGCCCCTTTGCCGGTGACCGCCGATGCCTGCGACGCAGCGAGGACCACCAGCCCGGCGGAGAGGAGGCCCAGCCACAGTTCAATTGCGGCCAGCCCGACGCCAGCAGCGGCGGCGAGCAACAGCACCGCAAGCACGTCAAGGAGGGTCGTCGCAGTGTCACGCACGATGCCTCCCCTCATCCGATGCTTGCCATCACGTCGTAGTCCGGTTCCACGCCGTGTTCGGCGTGAAGGAAAGCGGCAGCGGCAACCGCGATCAGCGGCGAGATGTCCACCTCCGATAGCTTCCGGGAGAACACCCATGCCCCGCCATCGCCGGACGGTTTGGTCTGCGCCCGCTCCACCGACAAGTTCAGGTGCCCCTGGTCGAGGTGGATCAAGCGGCCGTTCTTCACGTTGTCGAACACCAGCCCGCATGCCTGCGTGAATTCGCGGGCCGACAGCAGCTGCACGCCCTGCTCGCCGTGGCAGGAGCAGCGGGTCGTGATTTCAGCTTCCTCGATCGCCTTGATCAGCGACCCCTCCGGCCCTGCAGGGTCGAGCCCCACAGCGCACGGGCTCCACTTCGCCGCGAGCTCAGCGAGACGCCCGACCACCCAGTCGGTGTTCGGGCGATAGTCGATCACCGTGACGTGGACCTTGCCGTCCTCGCGCCGACCAGCGGCGGCGATAGCCGACCAGGTGCGGTCCTTCGCCGTTGCCACCGCGAGCGCCACCGGGTCCAACGCCTGCGACTCGACATCGGCGCAGTCCGACCACTGCTTCATCTCGAAGATGCCGCCCAAGGTCAGCCGCTTTGGCCACAGGCACAGCACCTCGCGGGCGAAACCCAACTCGCCCATCGACCGCTTCAGCTTGCGGATCGTCTCCAGCGTCACCCGGCCGAGACCGAGCGCAGGGTTGGACTGGACCCACAGCCGAGGGTCGTCCAGATCGAGCTTCTCCCGATCCTCCAGCGTCCCCGCGACACCCCAGTCGCGGTAGCCGAGACCGTCATCCCCGCCCGCCTCAGCGCGCACCTTGAGGTCGTACATGACCTCGCCCGCCTCAGCGCCACCCGTCAGCGGCGGTGTGGACGTGAAAACGATCTGGCCGTTCGGCCGCGCCAACAACGTCGGCAACAGCGCGTCATGCATCACCGCCGTGTAGGCGAACGCTTCGTCGATGATGATCAGATCTCCGGAGAACCCCCGGCCCGAGCCCTTCGATCTCGCGACGAACTTGATCCGGGCCTCGGTGTCGAGACGTTCGAAACCTTCCTCGCCATGCGTGCCGTGGATCTTGACTTGGACGCCGTCGATATCCCACAACAGGCCATCCTTGTCGACCTGCACCCCGAGTTGGCGAATCAGCCACCGCAGCCTCCGGAACCCGAGCATCGCCGTCTTGTACTCGTGCGCGCTCCACAAGATCTCCATCTCGCCCAGCAGCAGCAGCCCCGCGAGCGCGCGGCACTCCAAGATCGCGCCCTTGCCGTTCTGCCGTGCGACCCACTCCGCATACTCGAAGCACGCCCACTTGCCGTCAGGGCGGACGGACATCATCACGTTGATGGAGTCCTGCTGCCACGGTTCCAACGTCTGGCCGGCGCGGCGAGTCAGCTCAACCGCCACATCGCCGAGACTGTGCGAGACCTCGACGTGCGGCCGGAGGTCAACCCGCGGATGCTCCGTCCCTCTGAGCGATGCGGGCGGTGAGGTCACTAAGGGAGCCACCCGTACCTCCCGCAGTGGACGGTTGCCTGGACGGCACGGGCTTGCCCTGCTTGACCGCGGTCGTCTGCCGCAGCTCCGCGACGATCTGCTTCAGCGCCGTCGCCTGCTGCCGAGCCTCGCTTAGCGCCTTGTCGACCACGACCACTGCGATCGAGCCATCCTCCGGCAGTTGGAGCGTCAGCCAATCGCGATCCTCGCCGCGCAGCTTCCGGTCCAGCTTGTCCAGCCGATCAGCGATGCGGCACGCCTCCAGCAGGAGGACCCGATGCATCGGTGCAAGGCCCTGCGACATGTCCCGCCACAGCTGAGAACCTGCCGCACTGAGTTGCGGTACGTCCGTAACAGGCGGCGTAATCGGCTCGCTGACCTGCGGCGTAACCGCATCGCAGTGGCCGAGAAGGCATTCCGAGTGGTCATCGCGCTTATGCTTGCGACTTCGCCTGTTACGGACCACGGCCGAGTCAGGCATCGACCCTCCAGGATCCGTGCGGGGGGAAAAAAGTTTGGCTGCGACGGGTCAGACGATGTGGATCAAGCTAAAAAACCGCAGGTCAGAGGCCTGCAGTCGATCAACGATCGCCCGGTTTGATCTTCCGAAGATCACCAGTCGCGATCAACAGCACGTCTGGATCTCCGCCGGTTGGTTTTGCGGGCTCCTGCCGACCGGTTGCAGGCCCGATGCTCCGGCCCCCGGTAGACGCCGCGGTCGTGGTCGTCGTGGCCGAGGTCCCATGGCTCCCATGGCGTGATCACCTGACGGCAGCGCCAGCACTGCGCGCCACCCTGCTCGGCGATCTTGTCGCGGACCCGTGCTCGTAGCGCCTGGTGTTCGTTGCCGTAGCCACGCTCAGTGGTGTTACCCGACCGCGGCATGTGCACGCACCATGTCCACCACACCACGCACCACGGCTGGCGTCAGCTCGGGGAAGATCAGGTGCAACGCGACCCATGCCGTGATGCCGACGGCCAGCGCCTTGTGCTCGTGGCATAGGTGGGTGATGGTCGGTAGTGCCGCGTCGTCCCTAACCGCCAACGCCGCTGCCTCGTAGGCTGCGATACCGATCCCGATGATGGGCTTGGCCACGATCCATGCGCGCATCGGGACCCTCCTGCAATGAGAAACGCCCCGGCGCGTGGGACCGGGGCGCAAGCACATGTGAGGACACACGTCCTCAAGAGGAAGCGTGACACAACATCTGAGCAGGTGCAACGATCACGCCGCCTGCGTGTCGCGCGCCTCACGTCGGTCCATGTACGCCACGATCTCGCGCACACAGTAGCCGCCCTTGCCTCGGGTGATGTGGCCTCGACGTACCCACTGCCTCAGCGCTGCAGGTGTGAGGTGGTAGCCGGACTGGGCCAGCATGAGGAGGGCGACGGATACTGGTACGCGGGTCATTCGTAGATGCCCTTGATTGATCGACGGATCGACTCGGCCGCCTCGCTGTCATTCAACCTCACCATGACATAGAGGCCTTGGTCGTCCTCGGTGATCTCCCGGAGTTCACCGATTGGGGCCGCTGCTTCGGACGGTGCACGCCGAACCATCACCCGCTTGAGCCATGCTTCCGGTTTCATCCTGCCTCCTGGGCGACTCGGAACCGCTCAAGGTCGAGCCCATTGTATATCTCTCCACACTTGCTGCACTTCGCTCCGGATTCGACACGGCGAGGTTCGACGCTGACGACGTTGACGAACTCGTACACGTCGCCCTTGCACTCCTTATCGCGCTTCCAGCGGATGCACTTGCCCTGAGATCGGGGCACCGGATCTCCAACGATGGCCCGCACGGCATGGTCGGCATCCCGCAGCTCCTTGGCGTACTCATCCACCCAGGGTTGCTGCGTGATCCAGTGGTGTTGCCGTCGCAGAAGTGTCACGTCGTCGCTGAAGGCATCCGGGCGTCCGGGCGGCATGTCCAGCTCTTCGCGGACGGCTGCCGCCCATGACGCGACCACGGCCACCGCGCCGAGTTCTTGTCGGTGCTCGCATCCGCTGAACGCCGGGCACCCGCATGTCAGGACGGATACCCGCTCACCGTCGCGCAGCTCGTAGGCGTGGAGCGCGCTGCGGTGGTCGGCGTGCACCAGGGCGGCGTCGTTCGCTGGCGACCTAGAGCCGAACTGTGGACGCTGGTACTCCCGGATACCGGTCGCCATCTTCAGCGTCGGCAGCACTGGTACCCACTCCTCCAACTCCCTCAGCCACCGCAAGATGCGGTTGGAGTCCTTGAAGCACACCAGGCCCGGCTCCTGCGCCTGAACGTGACGCTGGTCGGTGGAGCAGATCACGCAGTCGGTCACGGGCTGTCCCATCCGCCAGGATCGAAAGCGTCGTCCGACTCATCGAGGACGGCGCGGAGTGCGGCCAGCCTGTTCCGTAGCACCCTTGCTTCGCGCTCCGCCTTGGTGGCGCGTTGCTCGGCTTCGATGTAGCGCTGCTGTAACTCCTCGCTGACGTGGCGTTCCTCCGCCTCGATCACGGCCCGCGCGGCGTCGGCGGGCAGTCGGCACACCGGGCACGGCAGGTCGTTGTTGAAGGCGGCCAGGATGCTCGACGTGTGCGACTCGCACGCTGGGCATGTCATCTTGTCAGCCATCGAGTCCCCACTCCTCCTGCCACTCCGGATGCCCGGCGTAGGGCAGGGCGAGGAGGCGGAGGGTGGTGCAGGGGGCTGGCGTCGGGTCAGCATGATGGTCGCCACTGCACGCGCCACAGTCACCACAATCGTCCGGGCAGGGGCACACGTGCTCCTCCACGATGCGCCGCTTGGCCTCGACGTCGGCCAGGACGTAGGCGGGGTCGTTCGCGGCGACGAATAGGCGCATGTCCCAGCCCACGGCATTGCTCACAACGCCGTCGCCCGTGTACCACTCCGCGTCGGACTCTTCTGCTGCCGCCCGCGCCAGCCGTTCAGCCTCATCGAGGCGAGCCCGCAGAAACTCCACGATGTCGGTCATCAGAACCTCCACTGGAGGTGTTCGCCGCGGAGTTGCTGCGCGAGAAGCAGCTCGCCGCGCTCCTCTTTGCTTAGGCGACGGGAGCACCTGCCGTCGCACTCCAGGTAGCCGGGAACGAACCGCGACCCCGGCTCCTCGCTTATCTCGGTGATGTCCACCCAGTCGACCGTGGACGTCCCGCCGCACAGCGGGCACGGTGGGGCCTGGTATTCGTGCTTCGTTGCTTCGGTGTAGATCATGCCTGCAACTCCCTGAGACGTTCATTGGCCTCAACCCACTCCTGACACGGCCCCGGCACCAGCTTCCCGGTCCAGCCGTTAGAGCAGCCGCTACAGAACACGTCGCCGTCCAGGTTCTCCGTCGGTTCATGGAACCGCAGCAGCCACCGGTTCAGGCCAATGTCCAGCCGCCTTGGTAGCTCCTCCCAGTACGCGCGCCATATCGCCTTCGCCAAGCTCACAATGTCGGTCATGCCGCACCTCCCAAATCCTCGTCGCGTCGTTTCCGTGCCTCGTTGGCGTGCCACTCCCGATGGTGATCCCACGAACACCAGAACACCACGTCACTGCCGGTCTGCCGGTCGCACGACCCGTCCAATCCGCGACGTTGAAATGGATGCCGTACATCACGCCCCCAGCCCCAACATCTCCAGCAGCTCCCGCAGCTCGTCAGCCGTCTCCGAGTGGGCCGCGCACGTCAGCCGTGCCTGGCGGGTCTCCTCCGGCGTGTTCGGGCGGGCCGGGGTGAGGATGGTGTGCCCCACGGGGCTGCGGGACGGGCCGTTACTCATCGGCCACCTCGCAGACGCAACGAAAGCCCGGGCCGCCACAACACGCGAAGGACGCGCCGCCCCAAGGATCCTCACCGGGGTCGACATCGTCAGGCAGTGACGCGAGGATTTTGTCCACGTCGATCGGCTCAGGTCGGCACGCGTAGCTGTCCACCACCCGCTCGATGTCCTGGTCAGCCATCGCCCTCACCTCGCTCCTTGGCGCACTCCACGCAGGTCAGCTCCTCGACGGGGGTGAAATCGTCGCCCCCGAATGGCTCCGCGAGCAGCGACACGAGCACCTCCACCGTGGCCGGGCGGCCGCAGCCCTCGTTGCAGTAGGGCTCGACCTCACTCACTCGCCTCACCTCGCAGGGCGCGGAGGGCGGCGCGGGCGATAAGTGTGCACGCCACGCACCGGCCGTCATCGCGGTCATCGATACCAAGTTCGGGGTGTGGAGCGAGGTAATCGTGCAGTCCCCGCGCCACCCGCTCCACCGTCGCCTCATCCTCGACCACGGGACGCCAGTCCTTGTCCACTAGCCGCGTGGCCAGAAGCAGCGCTTCCAGGCTGCCGTCGATCGGCCCGAGCAGGAACGCGCCCGGCATCATCGTCCGGGCTGCCTGCTCGATCAGTTCATCCCTACTCATCCCAACTCCTCCACAATGGTGTCCCAATCGGACGGCCGCCACAGCCGCCCGTGCTCCCCGCATGCGTCCAGCCACAGCCGCTGCCCCGGCCTGAGACGACCCCGCTCTGACTTCTCCTCCACGAGCAGCACCACCCCATCCCGCGCCAGCACCAGGTCCGGCATGCCCTGATCGCCGGTGATCGGGGTACGCCAGCCCTGCGTGGTGCGGGCCGGACGTTGATGGCACACACGCCAGCGGTTGAGGCGGGCCAGGTCGATGGTGCGCTGGAGGAGGTCGGCCTCGGAGATCACTTCGCGGCCTCCAGCCACTCGTGCAGATCGGCGTACACCGCTCGCACCTGCTCCCGGCCCAAGATCACCGTCTCGCCGTTGACGCTCACCCTGAGCCACGGCCACACCCCGTCGTCGTCCACGACGTCCCGGCCATCGCGGCGGATGTAGCCGGGGATGTACGCCACGTGGAACTGGCCGCCGCGCGGGTCATCATCGCTCGGGAAGACGTGTGAGCCCTGGTACTTGATCGGGCCGCAGAAGCAGGTGCATGGCTCGCCGTCGTCGTAGCGCCAATGGCCGAAGCCCGGCGCGATCGACACCCGACCATGCAACCCCTCGTAGTCGCAGTCGCACTCGACCCAGCGGGCACACTGCGGATCGTGGTCGTCGGCGTCGAAGTCGAGCGCCGTGGCGAAGATGCTCACTTCGGCCACCGGCGGACTTGCCGAACCGTCACCGTTGTCGTCTTGACGCCGACGACGGCCTCCTTATCGGCCAGGAAGCGACCGTCCGCGTCGCGCACGAACACCGGGATGGTGACCTTGCCGAGGTGGGTGGTGACCGTGCCACGCTCGGGGACGTCGTTCGGGTCGATGTCATGGGCGCGGACGAACGCGATCAGCCTCTCGCGCCCGGGGTTGGCGTCGGCGCAGTCGTAGTGGTGCTCGATCACTTCTTCTCCTTCGGTTGCTGTTCGGCGGCGCGGATCCTCTTCCAGTGACACGGCAGCCGCTCCAGCTCCCGCCCCTCGTCCCGAGCCGCGACACTCACGCACACCTCGCCGGCGGGGGCGTCACACTCCGGGCACTGGACCTGCTGGGCTTCGTGGCGCTGCTGTAGCCACTCCAGTTGGGCTTCGACGTGGCGGTTCACGACGCCTCCCCCAGCAACCACTGCTGCCATGCGAGGTGCACGGCGTGAGCCCGGGACACCGCGCCCATCCGCTCGCGCATGCGGAACACGTGCTGCTCGACCGTGCCGAGGGCGACGCGCAGTGCCCGTGCGATCTGGACGTTGGTCTTGCCTTCGGCGACGAGGCGGAGCACGGCGAGTTGGCGGGGGGTGAGGGTCACGCGGTCCTCCGTCTCGCCCGAATCTTGGCCAAATCGTCGGCGATGGTTGCCATGTATCGGCCACGGGTCTCGTCGTCAGCGGCTTCCGGGCCGTCGAGTTGCGGCACGAATCGCGGCGGCATGTCCGACTTCCGGCTGGCGCGAATGCGCTCGGTGATGTGGCCGGGCTTGCACCAGTCGGTGCGCTCGGCGTGATGGTCGTGCGCTGCGTCTAGTGCCTCGTCGAACGTCCACCCGGCGCGCTTGGCGGACTCATGCCAGGCGAGCACGTCGGCGCGGCCGACGGTGCGGCGGTCGTAGGTGGCGAGGACAGTCAGCAGGTCGATGACCTCATCGGTGGTCATGCTCACGTGGTGCCTCCCGGTGGGAGTTGGGCGAACTGTTGCTTGAGGGATTGGGCTGCGGCGGCGCGCTCGTCGGATGTGGACCGTGGCGACGCGCGGGAACCGTTGCTGCGGGTGTGCATCTCGAATGCGACGTTCTGAAGCAGCGACGGGCCGAGGCCACGCCGGCCGATCTCAGTGAGGGCAGCGGTGATGCGCTGGTCGTCCCACTGTTCGCGCAGCAGTGCATCGACTTCGCGGGCGAGTTGGGTACGGACCTTGCGTGTGGGCTTGGGGTCGCAGTCGTCGGCGTATTCCTGCACCAGCTTCTCGGCGTGCACTGAGCGTGCTGTGCCGTTGAGGCCGGATGCGGTCACTCGCGCGGGTGCGCGCGACGCTCTGAGATCTACGTTAGTAGATCTCTCTTGTTCTTTCTCTCTCTCTGTTGGCGTGACATCCGCCGACATGTCTGCGGACTGTCCTCGGACAAATGCCTCGCGTTTCGCGGCTCTACTTGCCCGCTTCCGAGCCCGGTCCGCCTCGCGCCTCTTCGTCAATGTGTCCATGCCGTCTTGCCAGTGATCCCAGTTGGTGACCTGGTATCCACCGTCCACCTTGGTCCATAGACCTGCTGTCACCAGCGTCTCGGCAGTGGCGGCGTACCGTCGCTTCCGGCTCAGCTGCGGCAAGCTCGACTCGGGGATAAAGCCCGCGCGCCCAAGCTCACCGGCACGCGCCAATCCGCGCACGAACATCAGCTCCGTGTCTGCGTCCGGCAGGGTCTCGACGGCATGGTCGGCGTAGTAGCGCACAGCCAACTTCACCCAGTACTCGCTCACTGTCTGCTGCGCCCCCTCATCTCTCGTCTCTCCGTGTCCGTGGTGCCGCCCCATATCCCGACGAGGCCGGGGTTCGCCTGGGCGTAGTCCAGGCACTGTGTCCGCACGGGGCAGCCCCGGCAGATCTCCTTGCCCTGGTTGCCGTCCCGGAACTGGCCGTGGGTGGGGAACCATAGCTCGGGGTTGGGGTGGCCGTGACAAGAGCCGCGCTCGTGCCAGTCGGTTGCAGCTCTCGCCACTGGGTCACCTCCCGTCCGGGTCCGGCTTGGACGGGGTAGCTTGGCTGTACGGGTACGTCCGACGGTGGCGGAGCACCGCCCTAGCCGGACCGCGTGCGGGGATACGGTGAACGATGTGCGCCTCGAACAGCTCGACCTCAACGCGGCGGATCTCCTCGTCGGTGAATTCACTCGCGTCCATCCCGCACCTCCCCTGCGAGGGCGTCGGAGATGGCGCGGACGGTGGGGCACGGCCAGGGAGCGTCCGGTGCCTCGCACTGCACGCCGCTGTACGAGTGGCACAGGTCGTCGCAGTGGCCGCACTGCCAGACGCCGGGGATGACGTACTCGCGCGGCTGATGCAGCGCCAGCACCGCCCGCAGCGCGTCGAAGGCCAGCGGAACGAGGCTTTCCCGGCCGTACTGGCCCCGGCCGTACAGGTCCATCGTCTCGGCGGCATACGCATCGACTACCTCACGCGCGTCCATCGCTGTCCTCCCCGTTGAGCGGTTGCCATGTCCAGCCGAAGGCGCTCGAACACGCCCGGTACCGGCCTGGCCGCACTGGTGGCCCCGACAAGGCGACGATGTCGGCGTGGAGTTGGCAGTCGAACAGGTCGCCGTCGATGCGCTCACGGAGCGGATGCCGCACGGTGAAGTCGCTCTCGCGGAACTCGACCACGTGCTCGGTCTCGGGATCGTCGAGCAGCTTGTCGACGGCCGCCGGGTCGGGACATCCGATGAGCGAGCAGGTGATGTGCCCGCCGAGTGCGCGGAACAGCGTCCTGCCGCATCCCATTGGGCAGTAGCCCACGATGTCGCGCTCATCCTTGCTCATCTGTCCTCCATCTCCTGATCAACCATGCGGTCGTGAAATCGATCTGATTCGTCGTCGAGCGGCACACCAAATGAGGCGGCCATCGACAGTTCGATCCGCTCGCCCGGTGTTGGCCGCGCCAGTCCGCCCTCGTCGTCGAGCAGCCACCACGACAGCCTGTAGCCGTGCCACAGGTACACCGGATGCGCGGACGGTGGGACCACGCCGCGCTTGACCAGCCATCCCCGAGCTCGGTACGCGTCGGTCTTCCCCGCTTTGGGGACGACGGTGACCATGCGGTGGCAGATCAGACAGAGATCGAGCAGGTTGCCGGCGAGGTTGATCCACGGCTCCCTACTGCCGCCCATCTGCCGTCCTAGGCGGTGGTGGATCTCCTCCACCCTCCGCTGGCCGCAGATCTCACACACCCAACCGCTGCGGGTGTGCACGATCTCCCGAACCGCGGGGCTGACCTCCTGGGCTTTCACGCCGCCTCCGCCTCAAGCTTGTTCGCGTAGGCGTGCAACTCGGCGGCCGTGGCGTTCGAGATCGCCTTGCCCTGGGTGTGCTGGACGTAGTGGCCCCCCAGGTCGGTCACGGACCACCCAGCTTTCTTGGCCAGCTCCCACACCCTGCTCTTGGCCTCTTCCAGTTCCTTGTCCTTCTCAGCTTCTTCGGCTCGGCTAGCGACCTCCTGCGTTGAGGCCACGGCGCGCTTCGTGTCGCCGGCGAGCGCGGCGACGATCGCCCGCCCCCAAGCGGACGTCTCGGCGTTCTGCAACTCCGAACCACGGGTGAACGTGGTCTTTCCGGGGAATGGCTCCCACGCCGCTCCGATGCCGGGGAGCTTGTCGTCCGGCGTGCGGTAGGCCGCGGCGACGTACACGATGAACGTCGCCTCCCCCACCGACTCGATGGTGTACGGACGCTCCACAATGGCGGGTTGCAAGCTGCCCTCCGGGTGCTTCGCCCGGAACTCCGAGATGCGTTCGGCGACGTCGATGTAGTCGCCCAGCTGGAATGTCAAAATGGAACCTCGCTGACGTAGAAGTCGCCGCGCTCATCGGCGCGCTCGTAGTTGGCGAGCGCATAGCCGGGCAGCGAGAGGGTGACGGTCTTGTCCGCGTAGCCCGGCCACGCCCCGGTGATCTGGCAGCGCTGGTAGACGTCGATGGCTTTCCGGTTCAACACCCCGCCCCACGTCACGGCGTCGGAGTCGAGGTTGACCACGGTCACCAGGTAGGGGGGTGTTTTCTCCTGGAAGACGAATCGGAAGGTGAAGTACGCGGCGGACACCTCCATGGCACCGGTCGTGTACCAGTGCTCCTGCTGGTGGTAGCCGTAGTCGTAGACGCTCTTCGCGATCGCGCCAGGGGATGCGTTGTGTGTGGTCTTGTAGTCCACGATGGTGCCGTCGTCCCGGGTCCAGTCGAGGCGGGCGCGCAACCACATCCCCTGGGAGCCGCGCCACACGATCGTCTGCTCTGCCTTGCCCGAGCGGGGAGTGAGCAGATCGGATGCCTCTGGGTGGGCAGCCAGCTCCCCGGCCATGTCGCAGACACGCTTGTAGTCATCACGCAGGAGCGGGATCTGCCCCCAACTCCTGGCGTTGTCGCGTGCCTCGCGGGCCGCCTTGGTGCGCCAGTCGTCGTAGTCGAGCACGGCGATGTCGGGGCCGTCGTCGAGCACCAGCTTGTGTGCGGCCGACCCGAAGTCGAACTCCGACCTCCGCTCCGGGTTGTCCATGCGGTACCGGTACAGCGCGGGGCACCGGAGCAGCATCCGTGCGCCAGTCGATGACAGCGACCCACCCTCAACGGGGTCGGCGTGGTACTCGTGCTCGGGTACGTCGTGGAAGCCGGGCTCAGTGATCGCGGCGCTTCGCTCTCGCACGTCCCCTCCTCCTGAGTCGTTTGGCCTCTTGCCCATCCCTGATCTGGCAGGTGCAGGCGATGCGTCCTATGGGGTCGACGGGGGCGGGGCGTCCGCAGTGGAAGCACTCGACGGCGGTCACTGCCCACCCCCAGCAGATAGCGCTTCCCCGAACGGCAGGACGTCCTGCGCCAGACGCCGGGCGGCTATCTCGCAGTAGCGTTCCTCGATCTCCACGCCGGTCGCCCTGCGGCCCAGCATCTTC